AATATTAGAAATTTCTTATAGAAATATTTGGTAATATTAGAAAAAACTACTATCTTTGCAGTGTCTTTAAGAGATAAAGGCTTTAAAGTTTAACTATTAATTGCTGCTATGCAGCCGAGTCGGCACTCGTAAAACGGTTTGAGGATATGACTACTTCAATTAAGAACAAGATGAGAAAGGTAATGCAGTTAGCACATAGAGCCTATCAGTTGAAATCAAGTTCAATGTCTTGGGTTGAGTGCTTGAAACAGGCTTGGCAGGTTGTAAAGCTTGAGTCAGCGATGAAGACCAAGGTAGTAGAGTTCTTCTTTATGAAGATGAATGGTGAGGTAAGACAAGCCTTTGGTACTCTCCTTCAGAGCCACATTGACTATACTCCAAATGGTACAGGGCATGCAGCATCAAGAGATTGCATCCGCTATTGGGATGAAGCAAAGGGCGCATGGAGACAATTCAAGGCTTACAACTTCTTGCGAGTTGCATAAAGATATATTCACGTTCTAAGGTGTTTGGCGAGGCTTAATAGGGGGTGTGCCTTTAAACACCCCTTTAGTTTAGGACTTTTAAAGTATTTGAGATATGGAGACAATTGCTAAGTGTTTGAAAGAAGTGTTCTACAAAGGGCATCATATTACCAAGGTGGAGGACGTATTCGGTCAGGTTGCCGTTCGCATTGATAATGTTGTTGAACCAGACTATGCTAGCATAGCCGATGCAAAACGAGTAATCAATGGTAAAGCCCCTAAGTGGTTTAATGATGGCTATATGTGGGACGAAGCCAGCAAGAAGGTCGTAAAAGCCCCTAACGCTTTCCGATGGGAGGAGTAAGAAAAGATAAGGTAAAGAACTTAATACAATTGATTATGGAAAAGTTTAATGATGGCAATTATGTATTCGAGACAACAAACGAGTTTCCGGATGGCTATGAGATTTGGGCGATTGGTCGAAGAAATTTCAAGCACAAAGGCTACGTACCATTGTGTGAGGTCGATGAGAGCCGCTACGTCAAAAGAGATACCTTGAAGGCTTTGAAAGTAAAGGATGAAGCATTAGCTTTGACTTTGCTCTCTGAAGCCGTTAAACGAGGTGTTAACAAGAAGAAGTATAACATAATGATTAATGCAAAAGAAAATGGATGAGAATTTTCTGAATGTGCTCTATATCGAGCACACGGATAAAATAGGCGTTCTAAAGGACGATAAGGACGAAAGGGTATCAGTTATCCTTGGGACGGACAAAACGCTTGTAGAACGCAAAAGAGAGGGTAAAACGTACCTTCTTGTACCTTTGACAAAGAACCATACTTTTGTTTGCAAGGGTAATAGTATTGATGTGGATGGTGAGCATATTAAGAGTGAAATCTTTTTCCGCAAGGATGCTTGCCAATGGATTGAGATTGATGAAGAAACATTATCTAAGGTTGCGTAATAAATAAGGAGTTTAAGCTATGAAAGTATATGTAGTAATTTCTTCATACCAACATGGGTTGGGTGAAGCAGTGGAGGTTGATGCAGAAGTCTTCTCTACCATAGATAAGGCAAGAAAAGCGATAGGACACAAAGGGATGAACACTTTGGAGAATTACAAGCGAGTTTTAAATTGCGATGATTATCTATACAATATCTCAGATTCTTTCTTCCATATCTCAGACAGCGAAGGAGAAACGTGGGACAATTTTGACATCGTAGAACAAGAATTAAAATAATAAAGCTATGAAGATTGATTTTATCAAAAATGTTATAGAAGTTGCGAAGAAGTGTGGTTGCCTTGTGACAATTACACTTGTAAATGGGCAGGTATCTCATGTAAATTTTAGTAAGCATATAAAGAAGTTTACTACTACAGATGATGTTATCTACAACGAAGAGGAACATATTGTGACAATAATTGATACGGATGGAAGTTGTGACTACATTGATAGCGATTCCATCATTCGCATATTTAGTAAAAAAGGTGTTTAACAATTGATTAGATAAGAATATGGATGCAGGTCATGTGAATGTGATATTGGGCGAAGCCGAGAATAAAGGTCTTAGAGGAAATATCAACTTGGTAGGTGGAGCAAAGATAAGTTTCGACTTCAATAGTGTTGGTGGTGAAACCTCTTTCAATTGCAATACAAAGAACAGAACACTTATGATTGGGAGTGGAAGTACAGTAGTGTTTACACGTAAATATATTGATTGTAGCTCTATTCAGTATATTGAAGTGCTTGAACGTACAAACTAATTATAGGAGACAAGAATATGAATATACTAGACTATTATGAGGTTGTCACCTCAAAGATTTTCAAGTTGGAAAGCATGAACGAGGGGCTTGTATTGATAGCACCGGAGCAGGAGGTAGATGGAGTCCGTTCCTTGATGGTGGGATTATATGTCCCTGAGCATGAACGATACAAGATATATACTTTCCGTTCATCTATGAACGAGGGCGAACTTGGCGACAAGTACAAGGCGATGGTCGGCACGATGGATGTGCTTAAACCGGATTGGGACAGAATTAAAAAGAAAAGACGGAAGAGGATTTAACCTCTTACCGCCTTAAGGATGCAAGCTATTTCAAGATTATTTTTAGAAAACATGAAAATAAATTAGAGTTTCCTTGTATTTCTCGAAGGTTTTTGTTACCTTTGCGGATGCAAATAATAAAACAATGAGCTTATGAAAGTATTATCAATTCGTCAGCCGTATGCTTGGTTAATCGCTATCGGCTGCAAGACCATTGAGAATAGAACATGGAATAGAAAGTTCCGTGGTCGTTTCCTTATTCATGCTAGCCAAGCCAAACCCGAAAAACTTGACGGATGGCAGGAGAGCGCAATGAAGAAATATTGCCAAGAGCATGGTATTGTTATTCCAGACTTCAAAGACTTGCCAACGTCAGCCATTATCGGCAGCGTAGAGTTGGATGATATTCAGTATCATGAGGCTTATCCGGATGCATTTGCTGAAGATTTCCAATATCATTGGTTCTTGAAGAATGCTAAATTGTTCGATGAGCCGATTAGAAACGTCAAAGGCAAGTTATTCCTCTGGGATTATGAGTATAATGAAGCCGAAATGTAAAATAACAATACTTTTGTAATAAAAATACAAGTCATTGAAAATTAGCGCAAAAGTGTTTGTTGTTCTAAGGGTTAGATAAGATGTAAATGTAAAAATAAATAAAGCCTCAACCTCTAACGAGATTGGGGCTTTTACAGTTGTCCTAGTGTGTCTCACCATTATTATTTCGTTCAATCAAAGGTAAGATACCTTTCTCCTTTAGGAACTCATAGAGAAAGAAACGCCCTTTTTGAGTCCATTTCGTGTTGTATTTGATGGTTTGTTTTCCATCATTGTGCGTAATGGTCACTGGCTCGCTATTCACATATCCCTTATCCAAATATTGGCGGTACAAGACCCATTGGTCAGAAACCTTGTGCTGGATACCATGCTCATGCAACAGTTTGTTGAATGCTTGCGGACTCATTCCGTAATCCTGCGCCATTGATGTAATCACGCTTGTGCTCTTGTTCTTCATCATCACATCGAAGTAAGTAGTCTTAGGCTTCATTGTTGTAATCTGTGCGCTCAGTCCGACAATCTCCTGCGATGCCTTGGCAAGTTCCTCTCTCTGTTGCTTGTTCTCCAAGGTCAGCACTTGGTTCTTCTCGAACTGGTCAGCCCAAGCTCTTGCTGCTATAGCCGGATTGGTGAAATCGGGCAAAGATGGAACACTCTGCATTCTTACCTTTTTCTCAACCTCAATGAAGTACTTGCGAATCATCCTACCTTTCTCATTGTTCTCAATCATACACAACTCCTTCGCCATGTCTAAAGATAGGGCGTACTCCTTGCTTGGTCTGCCACCTTTTGAGTTTTTAAGATTTTCCTTAAAAACCTCATAGTCTTGATTTTCAACGAATCCGTACTTTTCAATACGCTCTTGAATCCAATTCGCAAATTGATACTTGCTACCCAACTTTTGGTGCAGCTCTCTTGCATTGATGGCTTGCTTACCATCACGTTCTTCTACCTTGATGAGTTCAAAGCCTTCAACCTTGATTTCATCACTCTGATTTACAAATGCTCCCAGCATGGGTGCATCATTCAAATTCTTTTCTAAAAAATCTTTCATTTCTTAATTTGTTAATAATTATATTTGGCTGTGGTGGAAACGAAAAGCCCCATCCGCTAATGTGGAAAGTGCGGACAGGGCTTGTGTCACTCATCCACTATTGTAGAGCGATGGACGGAATGACGACACTCCACGCTTGGAGTTATTCAAATAATATGCTTAATATAAATTATTAATTATCTCAAATATCAGTCAGTCGTGCGCTCTACTTCACAACCTTGTTATTTCGGTTGCAAAGTTAATGCTTTTCTCTTTAACTTGCAAACGCTTTAGTGTTTTATTTGAAACGTTAACGTTTGTTTTACTTCGGAGGACTTCTGCCCTCACCAGCACGACCAACTATTGCGGCACATTTCTGCACATTACTTCTTCTTTCCATTGCTCACGGAATTTAATTGTTAAACATCAAAGATAATGTGCAGTTGTTTCGGTGTGCCTCACGAAATCTATTACAAATCACACTCGTATGAGTATTGTTTTTTCAGCTTGTTCAATGCGTTCTCGGTAACGTAGTAGATGTTATCGAAATATTCGCTTTTCTTGATGCTTCGGCTTTCTTTCAGCTCTACCTTGTGATTGAATGTCACTTCGTAGCGGTTTGCGATGCTTGTAATCAAGAAATCAACCTCACGCTTATGTCTGTCCAGATCGGTCTCTTTATACTCACCACGCTTGATAAATGCGTCCTTGTTCGTCTCTTCGATGGTAGCAACCATGTTGCCTTGCATCACTATAATCTTTGCGCTCATATCTAGTTTCTTTTTAATCGTTAATAACCTTGTTAAGCAACTCTAATCAAGTTGTAGTTCTTGAATTGTCTCCATTCTCCCTTGACCTCATCCCAATACTTGGTGCAGTCCTTGCAAGCGTAACCCTTGCCGTTTGGAGTGTAGTCAATGTGACTATCCATCAATGTGCCGAAAGCCTGACGAATCTCACCATTCATTTTCTGAAAGTAGAACTCAACGACCTGCTTCTTCATGCGAGCCTTCAGCTTGATTACCTGCCAAGCTTGCTTCAAGCATTCTGTCCAACTCATGTAAGCACCCTTAAGCTGAAATGCTCTGTGAGCCATATTCATCACTTCTCTCATCATATTCTTAAATGTAGTAGCCATAATCTTTCAATTTTAAACGTTAAACTTAAATTACTTACTTTGCAAGTCCGATGCTCTCACGCAAGAAGCTCTTGGCCTCATCGTTGTTCATATTGAGCTTAGTTGTTATCATATTCAACATTCTATCAACGTCCTTTTGGGTGTTTATCCTGTTGCTTACGAACTCTATCATAACGAACTTCTGAATCAAGTTTCTTCTTATCATTGAAGTAGTCATATTGCTATACCGTTTTACGAGTGCCGACTCGGAGGTGCAACCTCAACTAAATGAATAATGTAATTGTGACCTTTGTTTCTTAATCACGATGCAAAGATACTAAGTTTTATCCTAACTACCAAATATTTTATTAAGTTTTACCTTAACTTTAACCTTTGATTGCTGATTTAATATACAAATTAAGATATGTTTGCATTGTTAGGTTAAAAACTTAGTTTTTCATAATAAGTTTGGCAGTTTGCGAAAATATGTGTATCTTTGCAACATCAATAAATAAAGTTAGAACTTAATATATAATAAGGTATGGATATACGAGGCATAATTAAACGAAAAGGCTTTACGCTAACGTATGTAGCTGATAGGCTGACTAACAAAAAAGGTGGTAAGGGAGTATCTTTGCCATCCTTGATACAAACTATTGATGGGAATCCAACTGTCGCCAGTCTTCAGGAGATAGCAAGCATTATAGGTGTAACGCTTGCAGAACTAGTTTCCGAAGCTGATTGTTCAGATTTCATCGCCCTAATAAAACAAGGTGGTGAGTTGTATTCCGCATCGTCCATCGCTGAGGCTAGGGTCGTGCTGGACAAGCTGGAAAGTGTTAAGTAACGTGGGGTGTTCCCCACAAAGTTCAATAATTAAAAGTTTGGATCATGAAGAAGAAATTGATTATTGCCATCATCGCAGTATTCGTTTTGCTAGGTGGCGGCATTGGTGGATATGTGTACCATTCCAACCAAGTTAAGGATGAAAAAATGGCTAATTACAAGAAGGCGTTGTCTGATTATCGCTTCAATAGCAATAGACTAATATATTCTTTGGATTTCGTAGCAACGGATTTTGTTATTAATTGGAACTCAGCCATAATGAATAAAAAGGCTATGAACGCAAAGAATGAAATAGTTCCTTGCTCTGATTTTGAAGATGCCGTTTCTTCTCGATATGCCTTCTATGATAAGTATGGTGCATATAAGATTTTGGATAGTGTGTATGTATCATTAGGAAAGCATTTGGAAAAGATGCGTGTAAATTCTAATGAAGACCAGCAAAAAATCGTGGAAAGCTGTAGTGATGAATACAAGGAGTTGAATAATGCTATTGTTCTTGTAAAAAAGCCTTATGGCGCATTGGTGCAATATTCTAAACAGAAAGGAGACTTGTTCTTTAAACTTTATGCTTTTGATAGCGAATTGGCTAAAGTTTCCCCATTGGAAGAAGATAAGGGCGATGAGAGAACAAAAGCAATGAATATGGAATTATACGGAACGCATTTGTTTGTTACGGCTGACTTTGACAAAGAACCGCAAAAGGCAAAAAAGCAAAGTTATACGTTTAGTAACATTTCAACAAATTGGGTTTATTTGAAATGAGATATAAATAAGGTGTAATTTTAAAAATAAGTTTCTAAAAGAAAATAATGTTTAATAGAATAAAGAAACACACTAAATAATTTGCGTGTTTTAGAAATTATGCTTACCTTTGCAAACGAAATCAGAAATGGTTTTGTAGCTTCCATATTGCATTCTCTACATTAGCGATATTGGTAGCTACGTTTATACATAAGGCAATAGCTTTATAAGCTAGAAGTCATTAAATGAAGTGCAGTGTACAACAGAAAAGTGGTGTGAAGTGTAGTGGAGTGCGGTGAAGTCTAGTGTAGTAGGGTAAAGTGCAGTATGGTATAGTAAAGTATAGTACAGTATAGTGAGCCATCCTTCGGGGTGGCTCTTTTTGGTTAATTGTGGTTAATATAGCAAAAATGTTACCATAAAATTTGGCTATATAACAAAAAAGTTATATCTTTGCAATGTCTTAAGGACAAAAGAGTTCTTGTAACAATGAAGAAAAGCGAATTGATTAAGAGACTGAGAGAAGCGGGATGCTTCCTGTCTCGACAAGGTTCGGGACATGAAAAATGGACTAATCCTAAAACGGGAAAGTCTCAATTCGTGCCAAGACACGCTAGAGAGGTCGCCACAGGCACCGCTCATAGTATTCTAAGAGAATTGGTTGGGGAGTAATCCCCACCTTTCTCTCTTCATTGCTTAAAGGACTCTTTTTTTTGTTAAGAAGATAAACGAATATATATATGAAGAAGATTAAAGTTATTGTAGAACAAGCCAAGGATGGGTCTTTTTGGTGTCATACCGAAGATGGAATAGGTAAGGTTGGCTTAAACTCTTGTGGAGAAACTGTTGCCGCTGCGAAGCAAGATTTAATGGATTGTTTGGCGTTGGCAAAAGTGGATGCAAAAGAGAATGGAGAAGTGTTTCCTGACGTTGAATTTGAATACAAGTATGACTTGCAATCTTTCTTTAATTATTTCTCTTTCCTCAATGTGTCAGAGATTGCAAAACGAGCAGGTGTCAATCCTTCATTGATGCGTCAGTATAGTAAAGGCATAAAGCAAGCTGGCGAGAAAACTTATGAACGTTTGGCGCATTGCATGAATGAAATAAAAAAAGATTTGGTAGCCGCTACCTTTTAGGCGTGTGGCTTCATTGTTGCAATAGATAAAGAACTCAGAGCCTTCTGCATGTGAATGTGGAAGGCTCTTTTTTTTTGTACCCAACCTTAATCTTTGCACTTAAATTTTTTGTGAAATAGCACACATTAATTCTTTCGTTATTCCTTTGAATATTAGCTAATTTTGCCAATAAAACATAAAATATGGCAGAATTAAGATTCGATGTCAAAGCGAATTTCGAGGAGGTTACGAAACTTCGTTCCGAGTGTGAAAAGTTGAGGGCTGAGTTGTTGAAGACCAATAAGTCAACCGACCCAGCTATTGTTGCGGATTTGACGGAAAAATATGCGGATGCTAGCAATCGCTTAAAGGACTTGACACAAGCTGCTTCAAGAGCCGCTTACGTGATGTCTTCCGAGTTTAATAAGAAGATGCAAGCAGCCGCAAGGGAAGTTTATAGCTATGAACTTCAAATGCAAGCTACCAAAGACCGAATAGAGAAAATCCAACAGCAAATCACGAACAAGAGATTAACTCTTGGAGTTACAACGGATAAGTCATCCATAGATTCTTTACAGAAGAATATTGACTATTTAAAAGGCTCTTTGGCAGGTCAAACAGCTCAGTTGAAGAACTTAGAAGGGGGTGCTGTCGGTGCTCGTCAGACCTTGGAGAATATGCGGAATGAGTATGTTTTGTATGCAGGTTCAGCAAATCCGGCAAAAGAGGCAACAAATATGTTGACCGATAGCATGAGCCAAATGATAGAACGTATGAAGTCAGCTCCGACTGCTGGAGAAGGAATGACTAGTTTGTTCCAAAGAGTTACTGGCGATGCTCACATGCTTTCGGCAACATTACTTGGTGGCTTAGGATTTGAACAACTGGCAGGTAGTATCTTTAATACTCGTTCCCAATTCCAGCAACTTGAAATATCTTTCAATACCATGCTTGGTAGTGCGGATAAGTCTAAGCAATTGATGGACGAACTTATCCAAACGGCAGCTCATACACCTTTCGATATGTCCAGCATTACGGGTGGCGCAAAACAACTTTTGGCATACGGAACGGAAGCGAAAGATGTTAACAAAACCCTTGTCCAGCTTGGTGACATTGCTTCGGGCTTGAACATTCCGCTTGGAGACCTTGTTTATCTTTATGGAACGACCGTTTCGCAAGGAAGAATGTTCACAATGGATTTGCGTCAGTTCATGGGTAGAGGTGTCCCATTAGCAGAAGAATTGGGTAAAATCTTACACCAAAACACAACGGAGGTTCAAGAGTCTGTTTCCAAGGGTAAAGTGACATCAGACATCTTCAAGGAAGCTATCGCCAACATGACGCAAGCAGGTGGACGCTTCGGAGGCTTGATGGAGCAACAATCAAAGACGTTGGAGGGTCAGTGGAGTAACATTGGCGATTCCATCCAGCAAGCGTTCAACGAAATCGGCAAAAAATCCGAGGGCGTGTTCTCTAGTGGATTGTCAATTATTTCTGCTATGGTAGAGAATTGGCAAGAGGTAATAAAAGTTATTGGTGTAGCTACAATAGCTGTTGGTTCTTATCGTGCATCGTTAATGGCGGCTGCTTCTATTCGCAAAGCTGAGGAAGCGCAACAAGTCGATGATATGATGAAGGGAATTGATGCAGAAATCAAGCGTTTGCAAGACCTAGAGAACTCAAACTACAAGTCGCTGGGTAAGGACAAAAAGCAAGAGCGAGTAAGCAAACAACAAGACTTGGCAAGTATTGTTGGAGATACTGCTGTGTCCGATGACTTTGTAAAGGCAAGGTTAGATGCAGCCGAGCAAGAGGGCGTTATTTCGGCACAAATGCGTTCCCAACTAGAGACGAAACGTGAACTTTTACAGGCTCAGCAACAAGCAACAGCACAAAGCCAGATAGAACTTGATGAAGAAAAAAGAAAGACCGAGGAACTTCGTCAACAAAAAATAGAGTCTCTTAAAGATGATTTGAAGACTACTACGGAGAAAATATCAAATCTTGATGATAGGGATGTAGAGTTGGCTAGACAATATACATCAGCTTTGAATGATTTACAAGATGCCCAAGATGCATTTGCTGAGGCTCAAAAATTGGTTGAGGAAACTGCTGGTGGCGCAAACTTGGCTTTTGATGCAGAGGGTAATGCCGTGAATGCGCTAGAAGCAAAAGAACGTTTGGAAACGGCAACAAAACAAGTGAATGCTGCTCAAACAAAGATTTCGACCATTGAAAGCGAACGTAAGACGATTGCTCAAACAAAGGAGAATTTAAGTAAGCAACAGGCTACGATACAAAATAATATAAATACCATTTCTCAAACTTCTAATACCACTGCCAAGAAAGCCGGAATATTGGCGACAACAACAGCCACTATCAAAAATGCGCTTTATGCAGCAGGTACAAAGTATACGACTACGGTTGTCAATCTTTTTTCAAGTGCGGTAAGAAGTAGCGAAAAGGCTTTAAAAAGTATGTGGGCGGCAATGGCTGCTAATCCGATAGGTGCATTGATAACATTGGGAACAACTTTGTATTCCGTATTTTCTATGTTTGGAGACGAGACTGAAGAAATATCGGCAGATACAACACATTTTGGGGAAACAACAAGTTTGACCAGTAAAAAGGTTGAAACATTGATGAATGTGTTAAGAAATACAAATGAAAGTACTGATGCGCATAAAAAAGCAAAAGATGAACTTATTGAGGTATATGAACAATATGGAATAAAATGCGACAATGAAAAGGATAATTTGGAAACGTTGAAAAATAAGCATGACGCTTTTATTGCTTCTTTACAATTAGAAAATGCTGAACGAGAAAAAGCTAACGCTTTGATGTCTATATCTTCTCAATATGAGGAAGCAAGGAAAAACCTAGATAAGGATTTTTCTGATTCACTAGGTGGTAGTTGGCTTGATTTCGGACAACATATTGATAAAGAAGACATATCAGCTGTACAGATGATGTTTAATTCCCTTGTTTCTGATGATGTGTTGACTAAGATAGACTCTTTAAGGCAGAAAATGGATTCCGCAAAGAAAGGAACATTGGAATATGCTAATGCTGCACAAGAATACGATGCTGCTCTTCGCAACTTGTTAGTTCCTTTTGAGGAATGGGGTAAGAAGATGGGGTACAATAGTTTCGTGATGGCAAGTTTGCGAAGTTCGATATTAAAGCATATAGATAGTATAAACTCTTTGAATGAAAGTTACAAAAAGGCAGAGGACGCAATATATAAAGGAAGCACAGCAACTGTTGATTGGAATAACTCCCAAGCAAAGGCTCGTTGGATAGTTAACAAGAACAAGCAATCAATCCAAGAATTGGTAGAGCAAACTGATAATCTTATCAATTTATGGAATAAAGAATACGGGTTGAATTTAAAAATTCATTATGATGATTCGGAAATTCCAAATTGGATGAAATCTATGACAACGAAGGAGTTGCGAAATTTAATTTCAAGGAGAGAGGCGGATATTTTACAACAGGAAAATCACGAAAAGAAAACTGGGCATAAGTTGGTAACACGTTCAGGAGGTAAGTTTAGGTCAAGAACGGAAAACCAAACGGATGTCGCAATGGCGAAATCTATAATTCAATCACGTACACCAAAGAGTAGTACAACAACAAAATCAAATACAACCCATACTACTCCAAAGAAAACAGGTACAACGGATGACCCACAAGCAAGAGCGTATGAACGCAAGAAGGCTGAGGAGGACTATTCCAAGTCTATTTCATCCTATTCGGAGAAAGCTATCCAAGACATGACCAAGAACCGCATCAATGCGATGAATGAGGGTTATAGCAAGGAATTGGCTCAGATAACGGAGAATGCCGACAAGGAGAGAAAGGCGGTAGAAGATGGTATAGACAAATTGGTTGAGGCTAGGAAAAAACGTGACCAAGCTGTTTGGGTTAATTCTGGCAAGGGTCGTAAGGCTAATATGTGGAAACAGAGCAAAACCGATGAAGAGTATAAGAATGAGGTTTTGAATGAAACCATGAAGGATAGCAAGGGTAATCCGGTTAAGGTTAATGGCATGGAGATGACCATAGGCATGAGCGTTGCTAATCAGATGAATGCAATTCGGGATAAGGCGGTAAAGCAGAATGAGGATGTGCTTGCTAAAGAAGCGCAAAGCATGTACGATTATCTGAAGACTTATGGTACATTCCAGGAGCAGAAGTTAGCTATTGCTGCCGATTATGCTAAGAGGATTAGCGAGGTTGAAAACTCTACGGATTCGGACTCAAGCAAGCAATGGAAGATAAAGTCTTTGAAAGAAGAGCAGAAGAAAGAGACGGATTCGGTAGAGGCTAGTGCTATTATGCAGAAAATAGACTGGTATCAAGTCTTCGGAAATGTTGGTGGCATTATGAAGGATGCGCTTGTTCCTTTATTAGCAGATCTGGATAAGTTCGTAGGTACGGATAAGTTCCAAAATTTGGGTGCAGACCAGCAGAAGAGTATCGTTGATGCTATGCAGAATATCCGTAATTCGATTGGTAATACAAGTGATTTGGGTTGGAAAGACCTTGCAAGGGACGTTGTAGCTTATCAGGAGGCTCTGAAGAATGCGAAAATTGCACAAGAGGAATATACGGAAACGGAAACCGAGCTTATACCTCGAATTAAGGATTTGCAAAATCAGATAGCGAATGCGAAAAAATCGGGCAATGTCGCAGAGCAAGCTAGATTGCAAAATGATTTGAATAAAGTTCAAGGTCAGTTAGCGGAGTCCGGCAAGAAGATAGTTACGGCTAACACAAAGGTTCGTTCAAGTGGTCAGAAGTTGGCACAAACCACACAGAATGTAACGCAACCGATTTCTGCTATCCATGAGTTCCTTTCTACTTCTGGACTATCCGATTTGGCATCTCTTTGGGATAGTTTTGACCAACTTAAAGGTGGAATTGACGGATTGAAAGCTTTAAAGGAGGCTAAAAATGCGGCTGACGGACTGAAGGATATGGGTAAGGAAGCCGCAGACGCAGCCGCAGCCGCTGGCAAAAAAGCTGGTGATGCACTAAGTGAAGGATTGTCAAAAGCTGGACTAATAGGTCAAATCGTATCTGCCATCTTGAAGATACTTGATGTTTTGAAAGATGGTATTGGAACATTGATTAGTAGCTTGATTGATACAGTTCTGAATGCGGTCAACGGCATATTAAAGAATATTCTAAGTGGCGATTTTATAACTCAGATTGGAGGGTCTTTGGTAAGCGGCATTGGTAATATTCTCAATACAATATCGTTTGGTGGATTCAATAGTTTGTTTGGAGTAGGTGGAAACGCAAAAGAAGTAAACCGGACTATAGACAAATTGACGGCTAGGAATGAAATCTTGACGGATGCAATAGACAGATTACGTGACTCTATAGACAAGACTAGTGGTATCAAAGCCGTAGAAGACTCAGAAAAAGCTGAAAAACTTCAAAAGGAAAAAGAGCAAAACCTAAAGGACATCATGGTGGCGCAAATGGGTTATCATGGCTCTCATGGAAGTTTTAACCGTTATTTCCGAGGATTTTCGCAAGAGCAAATCAATAAGGTGTCTGAAGCGATAGGTAGACAATGGAATGGAAACCTAAGCGACATACGGTCTGCTGATGAAGCTAATGCGTTGTTGCAAAATCCTGATATTGTTAACAAGATTCAGAACACTGGTAAGGGAAATTATGGAGGAAGAGTCCTCGAAAAGTTGAAAGATTATGCGGCTGAGGCAGGAACATTAGAGGATATTGCTGATGACCTAGCAGAAAGCTTGACGCAAATATCTTTTGATAGTTTGAAGAGCGAGTTCATAGATACTTTGATGGATATGAATTCCTCTGCTCAGGACTTCTCTGATAATTTCTCCAAGATGCTTATGCAAGCCGTTCTGAAAGCTAAGGTAGATGATTTGTTGGGTAATGATATGCAAGCATTCTATGATGAGTGGACGGAGCGAGCTAAGGCAAATGGTGGTAAATTGTCTCAGACGGATATTAATGAATTGAAGGGAAGGTACGATGAAATGGTTCAAGAAGGACTGAAGATTAGAGATGAAGTAGCCGAAATAACGGGCTATAAGCAATCTTACGAGCAGTCCGCTTCTTCCGGTTCTTTTGAATCAATGAGCCAAGATACTGGAGAAGAGTTGAATGGTCGTTTCACTGCGGTACAAATTGCAACAGAGGGAACGTATGAGGAAACAAAGCTCATAAATACCAAGTTGGATGCTATTGCGGCTCGTAATGGTGGCGCAGAGAGTAGCTTACTAACAGCTAGCGTGAATACTATAATGGGTAATGTAGGTAACATTTGGTTAGCTGTTGATGAGGGTAGGACTATCCTTGCACAAAGCTTAATGTACTTGCAGTCGATTGATGAGCGACAAGAGCGTTGGCATAAGCCTATGTTGCAAGCATTCAATGATATACACGAATTGAAAGATAAGATGAGTAGATTGTAAACTTAATTTGTGCCATGTTAAAGTAAGAGGGGAATGCGTGATGCACTCTCCTCTTTTTGGGGGTGAAAGTTTTTGTTTTTCACAATATAGATAAGTGTTGTTAAACTGAGTGTTAATTTTTGGTAGAGTGGAAAATAATAGTTATCTTTGTGGTCGAATTTCAAAACTTATAAGGACATGAAGATATTAGAACCGAGATATGAAATCCTATCCCAAGGTGAGGGCATGGATGGAGTTTATAAACAGATAGAGTTGTGCGGTCGTACATGTTATGCGTCAAGTATGAAGATTGATAAAGAAAGCGCAAAGCCTTTCGTTGAGCGTATGGTAAGCAGTAATCATCTTGCCATGTGTGAGCATGGAACGATTTACCTCCATGTTGCCTATGAAGAAGGATTTTTTGTACCGGAGTCTTTATTGGTCAAGCACTATCGTGAGAACAAATATTCAAAGGTGATGCAGATTGGCAGTGACTACTATATCACAACCAACTACAGAGTGATAGTTGAAAATAACTGGTTTGAGGATTTGGACTATATTTGCGAGCCTACGGAATGGCATGAGAAGCGAATAACAGTCCGTTTTACTACTCAGATTGCGGTAAGTAGAGAGGCTAACAGACATCGTGTAGATTCCGTAGCGGAACAAAGCACCCGATATTGCAACTATAGTAAAGATAAGTTCGGAGGCGAGATTGCTATCAACAAGCCAAAGTGGGTTAGCGAAAATGATGCGGTTAATCCATTGTCTTTTGATGGTGGAACATTTGTTGACCTATCAAAGAACATCGGTAGTTATGAACATTGGAGTCCGGTAGAAAAATGGTGGTTTGCAAATAGAGTATGCGAAATGATGTATTTGTCTTTGGTCAAGGATGATGGTCTTAAGCCACAGGATGCGAGAACAATACTTCCTCTTGATACCAACACGGAGTTGATTCATACCGCATTTGTGAGCGATTGGAAGCATTTCTTCGAGCTGAGAAGCCTTGGTACGACCGGAAAGCCTCATCCAGATATTGAGGTCTTGGCAACACCATTGATGAATGAGTTCAAGGAACGAGGTTTGATTTAATCGCTTATGAAGAAGAAAGCCAAGCAAATAGCCAAGGTGATGAGCAATGACGCTTTGGAGGTTGTTGCTCAGATGATTGTTGATGAGGCTAAAGGTGTGCGCTATGAAGTGTATGCTGATGGCTCTAGTAAGAACAACAAGTGTGGTTGCGGTTGGCTTGTGCTTCATAAGGGAGCGATTATCAATAGTGGGAAATATACATTTATCACAGCCAAAGTGAACGATTCGGTGAGAGCCGAAATAAGGGCGGTCATTCAAGCATTGGGTGATTGCCCTCCTTTGTGTTCTGTTGATGTATATGTGGATTGCCAAGTGGCTATAGAGAGAATACAGGCTTGCAAGTTAGGAGACTTACAGCCTATATATAATAAGGTAGCGAAAGGCAAGGTGATAAGATACCATTGGGTTAAGGCTCATAGAGGTAATATGTATAACGAAATGGTGGATTCTTTGGCTTTTTCTGCTACAGAAAGTTAATTTCGTGCCCACATATATAATAAGCGTTAAAATATAAAAGAAATACATTAAATAATTTGCATATTTCGATAATTCTTTGTATCTTTGCAATGTAATTAAGAAACAAGGTTACTAATTAAAAAGGTGAGACACACCGTAAAAACTGTGATTCGTTATGAATACTAGATTGAGTAAGAAAGAGACAATGGTTTATGGCAACATCGAAGTGATGGCTGATGTAATTGGTGGTAACAAGTACTTTACATTTGCTGAGTTGTATGATTTCGATTTGGATAATACCAAGGATGAGTTGAAAGAAATTTTAAACTCTTTGACTGAGAAAGGTTACTTGAAGAGTTTTCACGATTTCGACGAAACTTATCGAGTTTTAAAGTAAGAATAACAAAGGGGATATAAAATCCCCTTACAATATAAATTTAGAGCGTGAGACACACGTAAAACTGTATTGAAACAATGAAAAAGGTATTCACAATTGAGAATGCGTTAGCGTTTTTATTTGCTCTTGAAATAGTATCATTAATTTATTTTCTTGGATAGGGCTTATGCAGATTAAGTTTGGTAAGATAAAGTTTACTGCGGCTAAGTCCGAAAAAGGATGCCGCTTTGATGCTTGCTACAAAGGGGAGCATGTGGCTTTTGAGAGTGAAGATATGTCTTTGTATGATGATGTTTTTTCTGATAATAACAGAAGAGCAAAGGCTGCAAAGAGAGTGATTTACGAGAATATTAAGCACAAGTATTATGAGACCCATAGAGATTAGCGATTTCAACGCTGCCGATGAATTTGTCGTTGAGGCAATGATGCAAGATGGCAAATTCAAGGTTATCGGCAAGGTTATTATTGATAATAATCTTCTGAATGATGATGATTTGGAAACCATCTGGGATTATGCCAACTGGGAGACGAACGGCTATGAAAAGATGGTTGTCTCTAACGGAGTGTACAAAGGCTTGAAAGCATTTAGCGATGGGCGTTTGTTCTATGTAATTACTGATGATGAGGTCGGAGTGGTAAACGACAATATCATGGTACGTAAGCATTATGATGTCAACAATGGCTATTATATAAAGTCATCAAGGTTACACAAGGAGCAATCCAGGGATTTGTGGTGCTTTGGTAGCTGCGAGACCATAACTAACGAATATAAGTCAAACCCTTTTATATGTGGTAAGTGATGGCAAAAAAGATTAATCATATTAAACCTTCCTTCATTGAAGGCGGTGAAGTCTGGCATGATATTGATAAGTTCCCGATGCTAGACCATACAATTCTAGTAGAGTTGCTGGAAAAAGGCTCTGACGTATTGATTTACCAGACGCAAAATGTATGTATTGAGCGTGTGGATAGGTTCATACCTACGAAGTCTTTTGTTCCGAAGCGTTGGGCGTATGCGATAGACTTAGCTCAATGCAAGCAACTTGAAGGATGAAAACAAAATACAAAACTAAGAATAAGCATATGGAAGAATCAAGAGGTGTTTACACATTACCAGTCTTGTATAATGAGCAAAGTGGTACAAACGAAGGTGTATGTGTAAGAAAAGAACTTGGAGTAGTTGTTGCAATCGACAATGAAGATGAGTTTAAAGGTGTTTTTTCAAAGGATGGTGAGGTTGATGTATTCAAGCAGTTACTATCACAAGAAGTGTATCGTTACTATACAGAGCACAACGCATTCCCTACTGGGCCTTTGGTTTCTTACAAGATGGATGGCGACATCATCTTTGATTACGTTGAAGTAACTATTGGAAAAATGTATGGCGGTTATGTTTATGTTGTTCATTACAACTTTGCAAGCACCGCATCATGATAAACAAGATTGATTATGACAGTAGTAAGAGATAGAATTAAAATTGCAGCTCAGATTGAAGTCTTGGAGGACATTGCTATTGACTATAGGGGAAAGACAATAGACAATATCATTCAACAGCTAGAAGCAAGGTTGAGTGCGTTGAAGTAAGTTCAAATTTTTGAAGTTGAAAGACTATGAGTGGTGGACGTTTTGATTATGCTCAGTATAGGATTGCTGACATATACACAAAGATAGAAGATTATGTTGATGGTCATCCATTGGATGAGGAAGATGAAAGATGCTTTCTCGAAGACCGATGGCTAGAGGAGGAAGAAGACAAGTATGTTAGAAAGCATCATCATACGATGCCTAACAGATATGGCTTATCTAAAGAGACTATCAAGGAATTCAAGAAGGGTATTGAGCTTCTGAAGAAGGCTCAGGTTTATGCCCAAAGAATAGACTGGCTTCTTTCCGGTGATGATGGAGAAGATAATTTCCATCTACGTTTGAAAGAGGATTTGGCAAATCTTAAAAGTAAGAAAGGATAGATTATGAGTTGGAATTATCGTTTAGATACACCTATGATGCAATTAGCTGAAGAGGTGAATAAGAAATATGATACCGATGCTGGTAAGATGCTTCTTTGCACTTATCTCTTTATGGTATCAAGTGAAGAGGTCAAGGACAAGCAAGCTTTCTTTGATTGGGTAGAAGAATTGAGTAAGTCTAGCAAGTGTGATGCGGTAAGGGAGTACGTGGAAATCAAGGACAAAGCCGATTGGCTGCATGGTGGATTCTGTAAGCCGATTTACCGCCACTACAAGGGTAATTTCTATGAGTATCTTGGAGAGGTTACTGATAGCGAGACTTCTGAGGTAAAGGTTGCGTATCAAGCAGTGTGCGGACAGCATGAAGTTTGGGTGCGACCAAAGGAAATGTTCTTTGGTAATGTTGAGGTAGATGGTAAGCTAGTTCCTCGATTTGAGAAGGTAGATTTAAAAGACTTAGAGAAACAAGCCGAGATCAATGGACAGAAGAAAGATTAAGAGTTTGCTAGGTCTAGCAATCTTGCGAGTGAATGAAGTCGTACCGGATTTCGAAGACTTGAATAAGGTTCTTCCTTTGCTTAGACAGGCAATTGATGAATTAGATAAGTCTGATTCGGGTTCAGTTTAAAAAGGGTGGAAAATGGCAAATAAGCAGACGATAAAACCAAAGGTAGTTCCTTTTGAGATAGCCAAGCTTCTGAAGGAGGTTGGCTACGATGAGAAGATAGCCGAATTTTGGGCTTATGCTAGTCCTTGGACAGCAAAGGGTGGTATTCGTAAGGGTGGAAAATATAATGAGCATTACGGCAGTTATATCGCTTATTCAAATTCCGAGTGGGAGAAATCCAATATTGAGTTTTCTGCTGCCTTAAAGTTGAATAGTAAGCATCCGGCAATATCCGCTCCAAGCTATGATATGGTGTTAGATTGGCTTTTAGAGCATTTCGGTTACTGCATTTGTGTTGCAAACATTTCGAAAGGTAAGTTCTGTTGGCAAACTACATCATGGTGTGTAGAGGAAGGCTTGTGTCATACGGATGGTAAGGAATATTCCAGTAGATACAAGGCAATGGATGCCGCTTTCAAGAGTATCTTAAAGGCTCGCATTGAGAATAAAGATAACGAGGTAATCAAAAGACTTTTGGAGGAAATACAAGATGGAAAGAATTTATGATACTTTTGTACACGCAATAATGATGAAGTTAGAAGCTCGTTTATGTACTGAACTCGAATGTGTTTATAAGAATATAACAAACAAGATTGTTGAGAAGAAAGGTAAACTTACCAACGAAGACGTAATTGAGTTTCAGAAAAAACTACAAGAAGTGTACGACAGGAATGCTGCTATTCGTGAAGAGGTTACTGACATTAAAGATTCCAAGAAATGTATCTTAACTAAAGAAGCATGTGAAGAGTTAATAAAGCGACTTTGCGTGATTAATATAAAAGAAGATGAACAAGCAAAGAATGATAGAGTGGATAGCCACTTGTGATACAGGTGTCTCTTCAATGACTATGTGGAGTGCATTGATGGGGGTAAAACGAAAGAAAGATTTGGATATTCCTAAAGACAATCGTGACTTCCGTAGATGCTATGATATGGTAGAATACGGACACGTAACCTTGGATGAGCTACAAGTTGTAAAGAAGCAATATCCTTGGTTTGCTCCTGTTGTTGACAATTGGAAGGAATTGTCTCTTTTGTTTGAGGAAGAGTTGGACAAACGTTTGTATATACGAATCCGTCAGCTTTGCAAAGAGTCAGATGCTATCCGGTATGAGGTAAAGGGAGGACTTTATTATGAAAGGGGTTTTTGGTATAATGTTTAATTATTTAAAAGATAGAAAGAATGAATAAAGACAAATTAAAGGTCAGCTTTGAGATTGACCGCTACAAGGTAATTGGTATGCTTTCACGTAATTGTGAGAATGCTGAAGAGTACAACGAGATTATGGATATTCTTGAAGGCAAGAATGAGTTTGTGCGTGATGCGAATGGTAACGAGGAACTTGCAAGCCGCATTTGCAATTATGCTTTAGACTCTATCTTGGTTGAGAATCCAGATTTGGCTCTCCGTAAGCGTTTGGATAAGGAACAGAAAGGCGATGATGCTCCTGATGGAATTTCAAATGTTATCGAAATCAAAGGTGATGACGCAAAAAAACTTGTAGAAACTCTTTGTGGCATTCTCTACAAGGGTAAGTGATGTAAAATTCATCAAAAGAATATAAATAAACACTAAAACACTTGCAAGTATAAGAAAAAATGCTTATCTTTGCATCGTGTTTGAAACAGATGGCCTTCTGAGAGGTCGCTTCTACCATAAGTCAAGACTTAGGAGTTTACGGCATGGTTTCCACATTACCCAGTCCAGCTAGACTATAACAAGCAACTCTTATTAGGGTGAGAGACCCTAGTTGCTGCATTAGACAAGTGGTTAAGTCGCCAGCTTTTCACGCTGGTATTCAAAGGTTCGAATCCTTTATGCAGTACATACAAAATTGCCCTATGGTGTAATGGCAACACTACAGTTTTTGGTTCTGTCATTAGTGGTTCGAATCCGCTTGGGGCAACAAGGTGGAATTGGTATATGTTCCACAAAAGGTGCGATATTCAAGCGGTTAAAGAAGATAGACTGTAAATCTATTCCCATTGTGGGTTCGGTGAGTTCAAATCTCCCTTGCACCACGAGAACTTTTGTCATAATACGAGGAATGTAGCTCAGTAGTAGAGCACTTGGCTTGGTAACTAAGGGGGCGTTGGTGCGAATCCAATCATTCCTTTACGCTTTCGTAGCTCAGTGGCAGAGCATAGGATTTTTAATCCTAGGGTCGAAGGTTCGAATCCTTCCGTTGGCACAATGATACACAAGAAGAGAGCCGTGATGTTTGTTTTGTTGGAATCTCGGACATCTGTCAATGGGCAAACGTAGGATGCAGATGAGACGAATAAAGTTGTGAATAAGTCTATGAACTAGGGGAACAAGCGGAATGGCTCTCTATTGTGCTTCATTTGATGGTTTAACGAAAAATTGAAGAATATGAAAAGTCCGTTAAGAATGGCAGTCGCTTTAGAAAAGAACAACAAGATATATCCAAAAGATGTACGGAAGTTCTTGATGGGATTGTACGCCACGCTGCATTTGACAGATAACGCAACGGCTAAAGATATGGAAAAGCTGGTATATTATGCTTTTCGGAATGGTTACCTACTAGGTGTTAAGTCTGAAGGAGGTGATGACCAAAAAGCGTATGACAGACTACCGAATTTGGGAGTAGAAGAAGATATTGGTGATGATTTAAAAAGATAGTCGATAAAAATTGGTAATTAGTTAGTAAAGTTTTTTAGGCTTTGGTGTGTGAACATCGAAGCCTTTTTATATATAATAAGGTAAAATAAAAGCTGAAATGTTAACAAGACTCATATATCAGTTAGGAAAGGTTAAAATACGAAAGAAAAACATTAAATAACTTGCATGTTTTAAAACTTATTCGTATCTTTGCATCGTCAATCAAGATAAGTTGGTTGATTTGCCGAGTGACAAGTTTCACTCAATAAGGTGAGAGCGACACCAAGGGGTAAGACCCGAAACAACTAGCACAATTGATTATGTCTAAGCAGACTGGTTTTTCATTTGCAAGTTCAAAGAAGTCATTAATCGAGACTATTGACGAAATCAAGAAGTCAAAGATGCCTCGCAACGAAAAGATTGTTGCATTGAAGGCTTGCGGTCTTCGTGAGAAAGAAATCTCCGATATGTTGAAGGTTTGTGTGCCAAACGGTTCAACTTCAACGAGATTCGTTTATACATTCGGTGTTGAGATAGAATGTGTTCATGCCGAGCGCAATGCCTTGATAGAGGCAGGTCGTCAGAATGGTGTTGATATTCATTCTGAGGGCTATAACCACACCGACAACAAGAGTTATTTCAAGATTGTTAGTGATTCTTCAGTTGGTGGTGATATAGACCCTAACGAGGTTGTAAGTCCGGTATTGAATGGCAATACAAATGGTATGGCAACCTTAAAGAAGGCTATCAAGTCTTTGGATGCCGTAGGTGCAAGAGTAAATTCTACTTGTGGTCTTCACGTTCATATTGGTGCAGCAAAGTTGACAGGTGAGCAGTATGTTAACGTCTTCAAGAATTATCAGAAACTTGAAAGATTGATTGATAGTTTCATGGCTCCTTCAAGAAGAGGTAATTGCCGTTGGGCAGCCAGCTTGCTTGACAAGGATTTCACTAATTGTCACAGCAATCAAGATATTAGATTCGATGTCTTTCATGGAGATAGATATTATAAGGTCAATGCAGAGAGCTATACACGTCACAGGACAATCGAGTTTCGCCAACATCAAGGTTCTACCAATTTCAAGAAGATAGAAATGTGGGTGAAGTTCTGCGCAAAGCTTGTCGGTTGGTCTCGCAACAATGTCTTCACTAGTGAGGTTATGAATATCGAAGATATACCTTTCTTGAATAAAGAAGAGAAGGCTTTCTTCCAGAGTCGTAAGGATGCATTTGCAACCAATAACGATTAATTAATGTAGTCCTAGGGTAAAAGCCCTAGGACACAAAGAAATCAAAGTATTATTAAGAAAAAGAAAGGGTAAAGATATGTGTGTTATTATTGTATGTCCGAAAGGTGTTGCTTTGCCATCTGTAGATGAGCTAAAGGCGGCGTATATGAGAAATCCAGATGGTTGCGGTTTTGTGAGCGAGTCTGACCATTACAAGAGTTTGCATTTCTCTACATTTATCCGTAGATTGATGAAGCGAGATATAAATGAGAATGTAATCATACATTTCAGATTTGCTACTCATGGTTCTGTCTGTGTCAAGAATTGCCATCCATTCTACAAGGCAGGTTATTGGTTCGCACATAATGGAGTGCTCCCGATTTGCTCCGAGCATGATAAAACAGATAGTCAAATTTGTTTTGAACGTTTCATTTATCCTACTATCAAGAAATATGGTTGGGGTTCTGATGAACATATGAAAGAAATGAACAAATGGACAGCTCATGGTTCTAAGTTTGCAATGTTGCATAATGGTGAGATTGTGAAGTCCGGTAAATTCATAGAGCGTGATGGACGGTTCTATTCTAATTTGAATCATTTGGGTTATATGAGAAATGTAATAAACTTTTAGAAGATTAATGTTTAGGTTCTTTTTATTCGACAAGCGTCAGATGTCCGTGAGGATATTTGGCGTTTTTTTGTTATATAAGGAGTTCTATTTTGCGTAGCTATTAATTGTTCGTTTATGTGATGAAATAGCCTTAAATCGCTTAGAAATGCTGTTATTACTCACTTTTGCTTAAAAGTGAGATACTTGCAAATGGTTTAGTGCATTTATTATTCTTTTCGTATTATCTTTGCACTAGTTTTAACAAATATATCGAAAGAATGAAAGATAAAATTTTCCAGTTACTAAAACAAGAGTATAAGTCTCTTGGGTTAGGTGATGAAGTTCTTCAGGCACATGCCGAAATGCTTGATAAGATGGGACTTGTTACTGATGACAACATCGAGACAGTGGTTGCTAGTCAAAAGAGTTTTTTGGAGTCCTTGCAAAAGGACAATGACCGCAGAGTTACCGATGCCAAGAAAAAGTTCGAGGAGGCACAGAAGGCTAAAGAAGATGCTGAACGCAAGGCTGCTGAAGAAGAAGCCAAGAAGAAAGCTGACGAAGAAGCCAAGAAGAAAGCCGCTGAAGAAGCCGAAAAGAAACGCTTGGAGGAATTGGCAAAGAAAAACGAAATGCCGGATTATCTCAAAAAATACTTTGAAGAGCAAGCAGCAGAGAAGAAAGCTTCAGATGAAGCAAGAACCAAGGAACGTGAAGAGTTCAAGAAACTCGTTGAGACCTTGACTCAGAAGAACACAGACCAAGCCAAGACTTACAACGAACAGATGGAGGCGCAAAGCAAGACCATTAAGGAATTGCAAGAAACTATCCAAAAGCAAGCTGAGGAGGCTAAGGCTAAGGAAGAGGCTGCTGCGAAAGCAAAGGCAAAGGCAGACCACGATGCGAAGATTTTATCAAAGGCTAAGGAGTTGGGCATTCCCGAAAGTCGTATCAACGAGGGTTTCACCTTGAGCGATGATGCTACAGATGAAGCTATCGAAACATACCTCTCCAAGGTAGCGAACAACTACAAGGCGTTGCAACAACCACAATTCGGGGGCAGCTATCGTGCTAGCGAGGGCGAGCCAACAAAGGAGGACGTTGACAATGTAGCCGCATCATTAGTTCAGTCACTTTAAAAATTGAAAAACATGAATCAGGAATTGAAGACTACAAAAAAGCAAATTGTCTTTGGTGAGGATTCCGTCATTATCCAGAAATGGGAAGGCGACATCAAGGGCGGTCGTGCTTTGGATTGGACAGGCGTAAAAGATGAAGTTCTTTACGCAGGTCGTGTTATCGTGACAGATGGTAAGGGAACTTACAAGCCATTGCCTATTGAAACAGGCAACTATAAGGATTTGGGTACTGCCAGTGACCAATTGGAGCATTACAAGTATGCGGGTGTTCTCTATCGTTCCATTCTGAACGGTGAGCCAGCGGCAATTATGACTGCTGGACAAGTTAACAAGGTAGCAGCTAAGGCTGCAAATGGTGCAGACTATCCGGATGCGTTCCTTACAGCTATGCCAAAGATTGCTTTGGTTAGCGATGAGGATGCAAACAAGTTCGATGAGTCTGATGCAACAATGGACAAAGACTAAAAGAAGGAGGATAACAGATGGAAAAATCACTTTATTTTCAGTTGGTCAATAAATACTTCCCACAACTTGTTGCAAGTGTAGTAGAGAAGTTGAACGGCAAGAATCAGACTGCATTGACCTATATGTACCGAGACCACTTGACTAACACATATAGTCAGGACGGACGCTGGGCATCAATTACTGCGGAATACACACGAGTTGCTGCTGATGTTGTATCAATGGATGCGGAACTTCCATTGAAGAGCCGTGATAAGGTTTCAACCGCTGAGGGTCAAATCCCAAAGGTTGGTATGAAGCTTTACATGTCAGAGAAGCAGCTTAAGGATTTGGATAACATGATTGCGCAACGTTTGCCTCAGCCACAGATTTTGCGTAACTTGTTTGCAGACCTTCCTCGTTGTATTCAGGCGGTTTACGAGCGTATTGAAGATATGTTCCTCAGTGAACTGTCAACAGGTGTAGCTTTGGCAACTCGTTCCGGTGGTACTGGTGTCCGAGTTGATGTAGGTTTTGCCGAGAAGAATAAGTTTGGCCATGGTGTTAAGGCTTGGGACGCAGAGGATGCAACTCCTCTTGATGACATCCAATTGGTTTACGACAAGGCGATGGAAGACCAAAATACCATCACTACTTGTTATCTTGATGATTACACAATTAAGTTGCTTGGCAAGAACAAGCAGGTTCGTGCTCAGTTTGCCTTCAATCAAGGCATTGCAATTGATAGTGATAGCAATATTCCTATTTTGAGCTTTGAGCAGATTGCGTCTATCTTTAAAAATAAGTGGCAGACCAACTTGGTACGTGTAGCCCGTACTATCAAGACCGAGATTAACGGCAAGAAGGGAACACACAACCCTTGGGCTAAGGGTCACATGACCTTTACATGCTATGATAACCTTGGTGATTTGTTCTGGACTAACGTAGCCGAAGCTACAAGACCAGTTGCAGGTGTTACTTATCAGTCAGCCGATGAGTATATCTTGGCTAGCCGTTATTCTACTAACGACCCACTCCGTGAGTTCACTAGCTCACAAGCAATGGTTGTTCCTATCTTGAATAACGTTGATGCCATCTACTCTTTGGACTCAACACAAGCGGTAGGTTAGGCTTATGAGAGGTGAGGTAATTAGTCCGTTCCGTGATAAGTTCCATTTTAACACCATCTATGAAGTTGGTGCAATCTTGGACTTTGACGAAGAACGCATGAACTCCCTTATCGAACGTAAGCTTTGCAAGATGTTGGAGGTGCAGGATGATAACCATTCTGCACCTCTAAAAGACGATAAGGAAATTAAAGATACTCCTAAAAAGGAAGTCTTGAATGATGGAAAAGAAAATCCTGTAAAGGAAGAAGAAAAGAAGTCAGAAGAGACACCTAAGAAGGAAGTCTTGAAGGAGAAGAAGGAGAGCAAGCCTAAAAAGGAGAAAACCTCAAAAAAGGATGCTGCCGAGTCAACCGAAGAGAATTCCCAAAAGGAGAATGTAGAAGAAGAACTTGACGAAAAGACTAAGAGCGAGCAGGAGGCTGCAAAGAAAATCGCTGAGGCTATGAGTCAGGCTCAGAAATAAGGATGTCACATGAAGATAAGAGAATACATTTCGCAGAAGTTGCGTGCTTGGAACATTACCGATGCCCAATTGGAAGATATATCGTCAGGTATAGACCTTGACGAAGAATATACGTCTGATAATTCCCAGGTTGTAGGCAAGGCGATGATTTCCGTAATCGAGGAACTTATGCTTGCCCCATATATGAGCAATGTGAATGAAAATGGATTCTCTGTCTCTTGGGACTACTCTAGGATAGGACAATACTATATGTGGCTTTGCCGAAAATATGGTGTTGCTCCGGATAATGAAGTGGTGGCAGCTTTAGGGCTTTCCACTATCACGGATAAGTCTGATATTTGGTAAATGTCTAGGTTATGTTATATTCCCCTCATATATTAAAGAAGAAGTTCGTGAATAAGGTTGTCAACAAGTACAACGAGGTCATTGGCTCTTCTGAGGAATGGAAAGAAATGGGGCGTTGTCGGTGCGATGACAACTCTACCGAGCATTTCACTACCGAGAATGGTAGCATATATACACCGAAATATCATATTGTTTGTGACAAGTGCCAGATTTCCGAAGGTGATGAAGTCAAGGTCTATTCCGATGATGGAAGCTACCGAGGAGGTGGAAAGGTCTATAATGCCCCTAAGTGCAATTATCTTGGTTATATGAGTATCTATGTCTGATGTTATAAAGGATGAGATAGACGCTTTCTTTGCACAGGGAGAAAGGGAAGTAGATGAATTTCTTGATAGGTTAGGAAAAACTGCTGTTGAGCTTGATAAGGCTAACGGAAACTACCGAAACCGCACAGGTAATCTCAGAAGGTCTAACTATAGTAATGTACATGACCACACCTTGACCATTGGCAATAAAGCGGAATATGCGTCTGATGTTTCCTCTAGGGGGTATGATGTTATAGATTCGGGTATTCAGTATATCAAGAAAGAAATCGAAGATATGCGATGATAACAGAAATAGATGCTGGTCATGTAATCTATGATGACTTGGAACTTATGGGATTGGAACGAAGACTGAAAGGACATCTGACAAAGGGTGGACTTGAAGGGGAAAGACCTATGGTCGGTGAGAAGATTCCTGATGAAGGCATGATAGTAATCATTCCTAAGCGCATGAGTGCAGACAAGACATATTTCAACGATTGTACTATAGAGGTAAACATATTGCTCAAAGATATAGAGGGCGAGGCTAATCCTCAATTGAACGAGCTTTTAAAGAAGGCTATTCAAACCCTGTCCGACAATGAGGTCGGAAAATTTGAGGATGTATGGTATCGTTATTCTATCCGCTCCCACGGCATAGAGCAAGAGAGTAGGTTGAGTTGCCATTACGCAAACATTACTATTGATTTTGAAACATTAAACGTAACATAAGATGAAACCATTTATTGGAATCAAGAGAATTTGGTATGGTGCTCCTCTTACCGAGGCAAATACACCTGCCAAGTTGGCTGCATGGTTGAAAACCGCTACAGAGGTTAAGAACAGCCATGAGGGAACATGGGGATATTCTCAGGATGACCCTAGTGTTACCGAGTACAAGAACGAACTGAACGGACAGGTTTACTATCGTGACAAGACCGATGAGGGTGCTAAGACAATTACATTCTCTATTGGTGTCTTTTCATGGAAGAATAAGGTAGACTTGCAGGGTGGCAAGATGTATGATGCAACAGGCGCAGAGACCACAACGGAGACAGACGCAGTAGGTTGGTCTTCTAGCCAAGATTTGGCAAACATTAACAAGTGTATTGTTGCTCAGACCAAAACAGGAAACTACATCGTTTTCTCAAATGCGGCTATCGTAGCCAAGGGAGACCAGCAGGACAAGAATATCACTTTGGGTATTTCTGCCGTTGCTATGGAAAGTGAGACCGATGGTGTGGCTGGCGAGTACCAATGGGAAGGTTCTGCGGTTGTGGAACAGGGATAAGAAGACATAGGCAACAAATGATAGAGGGGGATGGTGTTAAAGCCGTTCCCCTTTTTTAATATTCAGAACCATGAGTAAGGCAAGTAAATTAGTTGCGGATGCAATTCTTGGAGAGGACTCCGTAACAATAATGGTGAATGGAAAGACTTATTGTATTTCACCACCTACAATTATAAAATTGGTCAAGGCGGCTAAATACCTTAATAGTTTTGAAGAGGGCAAGACCTTAGCGGAAGTCTTAGGCATGCTTAAGAATTTGTATGATGCTTGTAAGGCGTTGTCCATATTCATACAAGGCGATGAATCCATTAGTGATGAATTATCTAAAGGAACGTTTGAAGAGGTTGTCAATGGCTTACAAACGGCTTATTCCTTAATCTCTATAAAGGATTTTCAGACGCTATCAATTTTGGCGAAGAGTGCGGCAAGGATGATAGCAAAACCACGACCATAGGTAACGATACACTCTTAGGGCAGATTGCATCTTTTATGGATAGTCTGCACTTATCTTACCAAGAAGTCGTGAAAGAGATACCTTATAGAAATTTATTACTGATGGCAAAAGACAAGCAAAGAGTAGCATGTGGTGATGTAATGTATGAGGTAACGGAAGAAGAGTTTGGAATGAACTTCAAAAAAGGATAAGTTTAAAATAATGCAAATAAAGCATTAAAAGCACTAAAACATTTGCAAGTTAGCGAGATATTATTTATCTTTGCAAGCGCAGAACAAAAAAGGATAAAATGGCGATTTAAGAAATTGATAAGATATTAGAGACACGAAACCCGATGGACTATACCGAAAGGCAGTCCGAGTCACTATTCCTTTGACTTTGCAATCGGTAGTTTCGTGTTTTTGTGTTTAAAATAAGATGCAAGACGTAAGGTTGATATTCGAGATACTGGTTTCCATGTTGCTTTGCGTTTGTCTCATATTGCTTGCTGTAAGTAGATATAGGCAAAAGAAAAAGCGTGAAGAACCGGAGCGAAAGGAAATGGACTTGATAGACTTCTTTTCTTTGGGAGGAGTTGCCTATTATTGGAACAAAGGTGGTAAGCAGCAGAAATGCTACACATACGAAGAATTTCTGAAAATCAAAGCTGACTACGTTGAGCTTTGGTTGAATCAGAATAGATATATTTTTAACTCTCAATTAGATAGCGATGATATATAAAGTATATGTTTTGTTTCCGACAATAGTTGTATCAGATAGTATTGTCGGTATAGCTTGGCTAGGAAAGGTCTTTGGCTGGCGATATGGAAAGAACAAGAAAAAGAGCAAGAATGTGTCCTTAATGATAGGATATAACACAGGAATGTCTCTTAAGTCGAAAATAGACGATAACGCAGCGGATGATTATTTAAGACGCATTGCCGAAGAAAATAGAATCTAAATTCAAGGGTTAGAGTCCCTTTTTTACAACCATATTACTTGTGGTTATTTTTATACATCGGTTTTTATTAACGATTGTTTTTTATGGTAGATAAATGTATAAAAACGAGCACAAGTTCCCTTATAGATGGACTAAAAAAGATGCTAATTTCACAAAAGACAAAGGTAAGGTGATGTCTTGCTTTTGTTGTGGAGGTGGAAGTTCCTTTGGCTACAAACTAGCTGGCTACGATGTTGTAGCCTGTAATGAGATAGACCCAAAGGTTATGAAGATGTACTTGAAAAATCACGATGTCAAGTACGCTTTCAATTGTGATATTCGTGAGTTGATTACCAATATCAATATGGGGGGGGCATATTATGAAAGAAGAGCTTCATAATTTGGATATATTGGATGCTAGTTTCCCTTGTTCGGTATTCAGTATTGCAGGTGACCGCCAAAAGGCTTGGGGAAAGGAAAAAGTATTCCGAGAAGGTCAGAAGGCGCAAAGGCTTGACGATTTGGCTTTCTACTCAATCGACCTCGCTAAAGAACTAAAGCCAAAGGTAGTAGTTTTTGAGAATGTTCAAGGTTTATTACAAGGTGAAGCCATCGAGTACGTAAAGGAGATTTATAGACAGATGAATGATGCCGGATATATCTTGCAGCATTGGCTTCTCAATGCACGTAACATGGGTGTTCCTCAAAACAGACCTAGGGTATTCTTTATTGGGTTACGTAAAGACCTTTGCGAGCCGTTTATGGTTCAAAAGGATTTGTTCGAGCGAGTGCCTAAGATAGATATGGACTTCAACGAGAAAGAAATTGTCTTGGATGAGTTCTCTGACTATTGTGGAAGGCAAATTCCTAAAGGAATGATGAAGTATTGGGAGCATAGAAATGAGAAAGATAATTCTATCGGTGATATTGTCAAGCGGATGGATAATCGTCTTTCTATGTTCAATAACATGTTTCTCAAAAAGAACAAGGTATGCAATACCATATCAGCAATGGAGGATAGACTTGTGTATTATGATAATCCAAGTTATCTTTCAGCACATGATACGATTTTAGCATCAACATTTCCGATGGATTATGACTTTAATGGCATGAAACCTTGGTTTGCTTGCGGAATGTGTGTTCCTCCTGTTATGATGGCTAATGTAGCTACAAGAATCTGGGATTGTTGGTTGTCAAAGATTAAAAAGGAGGAATGCGCATGATAACAGCAAGTATGACTTCGGGTGAGATGCGTAGAGTACGAAACTTAGATGAAACAAGAATCTATGAGTTTCAGATGCGAAAAGCTAATGAGCTTAAACGTGAAATGAGAAAGCAGAACGTACGACAAATAACAAAGACCTTTGAGCTTGCTACACCGAATGCCGATTATCTCATCGTTGTAGGTGTAAAACATGGCGATGTATTTGCTTCCGGTTTGTTCATTTATCTGAAGGAAACCAACGAGTATATTCCTATGAGTAGAAACGAGGGGTATAGCGAAGATTGTTTTGCTATGAGCGTTCATTTTCTGAAGAGATTTGCAGAAAGGTTTTTGAAAAAAGACTTACCGATTGCCAAGATATTGCAAAAGATATATACATCGTTTACGGGTGCAGTTCAGCTCTATAGTGATGACAAGACAAGAAGAGTGGTATTTGCTATTCCGGAAGGGCTTATACTCACAGAATACGAGCAAGAAAAGCATATCATCCACTACAAAACCTTTGTAAGCATGGATATGCTAAAGAAGACACAGAAGCGAAGTTACGAGAAGATAAGTGCATTTCTCATGGAATCTTGTCAGCAAATAGCTAAAGCAAGAGACACCGGAAATGACGAAAGGCTGTGCGTTGTGTACAGAAGGTTTTACAATGATATTGATTTGCTAGATACAAAGGAGGCGCAAGCCGTATATTCAAGTTTCTTTGAAAAAGGAGGTAACAATGAAAGATAAAAGTATAACAAGGTTTCTTGGTGATATAAAGCCTATAAAGAATTACGAAAGGTATTATGTTAGCAAGCTGGGACATGTTTTTACTATTGGGAGAACGTCTCAATTAAAGGAAATCGCACCTTGCAAGACACCAAAAGGTTATCTGAAGGTATGGCTTTACAAGAACGGAAAGCGCAAGATGTTTTATATACATCGTTTGGTAGCTCAGGCTTTCTTGGAGAATCCAGAAGCGTTTCCAATGGTGAATCATAAGGATTTCGATAAGACGAATAACGATGTAGACAACTTGGAGTATTGCACCGCAAGATACAATGTGATTTATTCTGCTATAGCAAAGAAAACCTCTTCCGAATACTTGGGTGTGACTTGGAATAAGAGTGTAAGAAAATGGCAAGCGCAGTATCAGATAGGTAAAAAGAAAATATATATAGGTTGCTTTGATACGCAAGAAGAGGCTCATGAAGCTTATGTTAACGCTATAAAAGAGATTTGATATGCTTGAATTTGATAGAATATACAATTCCGACTGCATAGAAGGAATGAAACAAATAGAGAGCGGGAAAGTAGATTTAATTGTTACTGACCCACCATATTGTATCTCCTATAAGACCGGATGGAGAGCAGACGACCATCGTTTCTCTAAGGAAATACTCAATGACGATAATGAGCAATTGATTATTGATTATATGAGCGAATGCTACCGAATTTTGAAGGATGATAGTGCTGCTTATATCTTCTGTAGTGCCAAGACCTTGGACTTTTTTATGCAACAAGCGAGGCACGCAGGGTTTACCATTAAGAATGTGCTCATTTGGCGAAAGAACAACCATACGGCTGGAGATTTAGAGGCGCAATATGGTCAATGTTACGAGCCAATCTTGTATTTGAATAAAGGCAGACGAACCATAAATGGCAAGCGTTTGGAGGACGTATGGGACTTTGATAGAGTTCCATCAGATAAATTGGTACATCAGAACGAGAAGCCAATCCCCTTGCTTATGCAATGCATTTTGAAATCATCGGACGAAGGCGACTTGGTGTTTGATGGTTTTATTGGTTCAGCAAGTACAGCTTTGGCGTGTTTGAGAACGAACAGGAAGTTCATCGGTTTTGAATTGGATGTTGATTATTTCAAGGTGGCGCAAAGAAGAATTAAGGAAGAAATGTTTAATCAAAAAGATATGTTTGGATATGATGGAACTGAATAATATATACCAAGGAGATTGTCGAAAGCTTTTGAAACTGATTGATAGCGATAGCATAGACCTCGTATGTTCCGATGTGGCTTATCCGGTTCAGTCTAGGGGTGGCTCAGGGAGTATGGGAGGATATTGGACGGAATCTCAAACAAGAAAGGGCAAGATATTCAAGAATAACGATATTGATATTTCGGACTACATCAATGATTTGTACCGGATATTAAAGGACAGGTCGCATTGCTATCTGATGTGTAATGATTATAATTTAATGCACTTTCTTGATGTGGTCGGAAAAAGTGAGTTCCATTTTACCAAATGCTTAATATGGGATAAGTGCGCAAAAATATGTGGCCGCTATTATATGGCACAGAAAGAGTATATCATCATGCTACGCAAAGGTGGTGATAGACCGATAAATGAATGTGGTACATCTGATATTCTGAGTGTTCCTATTCCAACGAACAAGCGCAAGGATAAGGATGGTTTGATTAATCAGACTGAAAAACCAGTAAAGTTGATGGAGATACTAATCAGAAACTCGACAAATGTTGATGATGTTGTTCTAGACCCATTCATGGGGAGCGGTACAACGGCAAGAGCTTGCGTAAACCTTGAAAGAAAGTATATAGGCTTTGAAATAGACCAGCGTCAAGTAGATTTTGCCAATAACGAATTAAAGAATATGAGTAGGCAGTTAAGTCTGTTTTGAAACTATGGATATGTGCAAGGTGTTTTGTTGCAATCCTGTTGTAAGAAATGGGAATAAAGAAACAACGGATGCTCTTATAAGAGCTATGAGAGACGAAGCCTTAAAACGAGGGTTGGTACGTGATGAATTGATAGATTTTTGCAACCAATTCATAAGAGAGGGCGAAATCAAAGCTTGTATAGAGCATTTGCTAGATAATTTCAAACGTTATTTTTGGAGGTATCATTGATATGAGAAGAAGAAAGTTGAACAAGTCTCCAGTGCTAGGCTTCTGCGGATTTGTTATCGGTTACGAATGCAAGGAAAAGGGAATAAAGCTGATGGAGTGCGATAAGGCGCAAGCAGATGCAATCATAGTTCCTCATCACTTTTCACACAAGGTAACGAAGAATAGTTGCTTGAATCTTTTGGTATTGTATAAGGATAAGATAAGGGGTGCAATGCAAATAGGGTATGGAATCCGACCGCACATCAAGACTGAAAAGGGCGAAGTGTTGGATTACCATCAAGTGAGGGAATTTGACAGAATGTGGCTGTCTGATGATATGCCAAAGTTTAGCGAGACGATTTGCCTATCTCTCTTGCATAAGTATATTAGGGCAACACATAAGGAAATCAAGTACCTTATATCTTATGCCGATACGTCCATAGGTAATAAGGGAACTATATATAAAGCTGCAAACTATGAGCATATTGATACCATTAAGGCAGATTTCTATGTATTACCAAGTGGTGAGCGTGTGCATCCGGTTACTATGTGGCATCGGCACAAGACAAGAACATGGGAGGTTCTAAAGGAACTATACCCAGGAATAAAAAAGGCAGAAGGGTTTCAACTTAAATTTCTGAAGAAGTTATGAAGAAAAGAAATAAATGTATTCCTTGTCATTTGCATCCAGATCCTGAGCATTGGTTTAGAAAAGGTCAATCTTGGAAGGCGAAGGGCGCTTATGAAAGCGAGGATGATGCTTGGGAGTTTCTGAATCAGAATCCGAAGTTACGGGCACAAGGTATGGCGGTGTATCGGTGTAGGATATGCAACAAATATCATATAGGGCACAAGAACAACAAATAAAAAATATAAACAGCAATGATAGTAATAAAAATCAAAACATGGAAAGACTGGAAGAAGGACTTTCTTGATTGGGTGCAAGAACCTCGACGCAAAACTTGCAAGGATTTTGTAGACTATATGGAGGCTTTGCAAAATCGTGTTCTCTACAAAATAATAGCCGATACTTGCGATAAATACGGCAATATGCGTGAGGGGCAAATCCAAGACATCACAGAAGCAGTCGAAAAATGCGTGGCTGAGTGTGCTAAAGAAGCACGCAAGTTAATCGATGAATGTCAGCCCGTAAAATTCTTCTAAGGCTGTAACTCTCATTACAAGCAACACAAACTCTACACAACAAGCGCAGTCAGCGTTATTTTAAAACATAAATAGTTGAAAATATGAAAAAAGAAGATAGACTTAAAATATATCGCAAATACGATGGTCATTGTGCTTATTGCGGCAAGAGTATAGAGTATAAGGATATGCAGGTTGACCATCTTGTTCCGAAGAATCGAGGGTGTTACTCTCGGTGGAGCAACAAGGCGGGAAAGTTTGTCGTATCCCATGGCGATGATTCCATGGAGAACTATATGCCATCTTGCAGGTCTTGTAATCTTCGTAAGCGTGATATGAGTTTGGAACAATTTCGCTCAGAGATTACTAAACAGGCTAAAGGATTGCTTAATGGTAAGGCTTCTTTCCAAGTAAAGATGTCGCTTGCTTATGGGTTAATCGAAGAGCACTTTGAAAGACAAATTGAGTTCTACTTTGAGAAATTTAAATAGTTGAGAATATGAAGAAGTTTAAGAAGTCGATAGAGATTAGCACTGAGAATATTTCAGACGTTCTTCAAGTGCCAATTGTTACAAGTTTATACAAGACTAAGAATTTTAAAAATCCTTGTCTTGAAGGTCGTAGCGTTCCTTATGATACTATAGCATTGATGTATGTTCATATCGAAGGCTTTGATAGCGATTTTTGTATTGACCAAGGCAACATTCTCGCTCTTGATATTTGCGATACTTGGTATGCTTTTTCGAGGCGTGGATGGGATAAACATAAAAACGATGAGGTATGAAGAAAAAAGGATATTACGAATACGACCAGCCCATTTACCCACACTTATTGTGTGTTGGGGTTGGGTTGCAGTTTGAGGATGCAAAGAAAGCATTCTTGAATAATGATGGTACGGATATTGAAAAGTACGATTTTTTTAATGGTGATGGATTTACTTATTACGGACTTCACATAAGAGAAACAGGAAGAAAGTGCGTTCTTGTTTTATTCAGTAGCAGTAAGGCTATGCGTATGAATGTAATTTGTCATGAGGCTAGTCACGCTTGTGATGCTATCGAGGGTAATATTGAAATGAAACATGGTGGAGAACCATCTGCCTATCTGATAGGTTGGATAGCATCATGTATCAATAAGGCTCGTTTGGGAATTGGAGATTTCGTTGAAATCGTAGATAAGGAAGAAAAATAGCCCAAAGGCAAAATACCTATTTGGGTTTACCCCATCACTATATATAATAATGTAGTGGTGGGGATTTTTGTGTTAACGTCAGCAAATTATTTGTTCATACTATTATAGAGTGTTAAAGGCTATAAGAAACACATTAAATAATTTGCATATTTCGAATATTCTTTGTATCTTTGCATCGTAATTAAGAAATAAAGGTTACTAATTAAAAATGGTGAGACACACCACAAAAACTGTAATAAGAAAATGAAAAAGTTTTTTGAAAACTTATCTGAAAAGTTTAATGATGCGGCTTTTGAGGCGCAGCTTGATGATTTTACTTGCGAGTTTGATGCTATTAACAAACCTGCTGAAATCGTGGTGTCCGTTAAGAGTAGAAAGGTTATCCATTCATATGGAAATATTTCTTCTTATCCATATTACAATGTAGATAAGATTAATATCTATAATGAAGACGGAGAAGACGTGTCTTCAAAATATCCTTTGTTCTGCCAAAGAGTTAAGGATTGCGTGCCTTCTTATAAAGATGTAGAGAATGACTTGATGGAGGCAAATATGAGCGATACCGAGCTTTATTTCGGCTCAGAGGATAATTATTTGCATTACAAGTATGGTAACTAAATGGTTTGGATATGGAGTACGAAAATAAGTTTGTAGGTCTTTCATCTGTAATGAGTCACGACCTTGAAATATTAAGGTATGAACTAGAGTATGGATGGAAATTGGCTCTTATACCAAATGATGTGTGGTACAACTAATTACTTTTAAAATTTCAAATTATGGCATATTATAAAGTTAGTGTAGATGTATCGGATTTATTCGATGATATGCTCGTCCATGCACAGAAGAGTTTTCTTATTGACAAGTTTTGCTCTTTAGCAACAGACCAGCAGATAGAGGTAGTAAGCGAAATGCTGGAGAACCTAAATGGCGACCAAGTAGCTAAAGTTATAGAAGACGCTTTCGATAACTTGCATGAGCAAGGTCAAGAGCAAGTAATCAACTATGTGAACGAATAAGGCTATGATGTCCGATAAACAATATAGAGTTGCTCGCAAGGGTGTTGTTGAGCAACTTAAATTAGCTCAGAGACTACATTGCAAGCACATGGAGCAGAAGTATAAAGTGGCTTTGGAGAAGTTAGAGAAACGCTTCTTAAAGCCGGATGCTGTGGGCTGCTTCGATTTGGGCGCAAGGGTATCAAATAGTTATTATCATCTTTAAATGGTTAAGGGTATGGAAAAGAAAGAATATTCTGTTGTCGAATTTATTCAATATCTCAAAGATAAGCCATATATTAAGCTTTATAAAGCAGCTCGTTTAGCTGAGATTAATATGAGAAGAGAAATGAGAATATTGCGATATTCCCCGTTTTATTTAGATAGAGAATAGATGTATTAAAATAAAGGTTATGGGAACAAAAGTAGAAGTAAGGACTATTCCTTTGCATGGATTGTTCATCCATAGCAAGCAGGTTTGGCGGTCACTCGGTAAGCTTAGAGCTGAAAGCCATTCTACGACAGCGCAAAAGGTGTTTATGAATGAGCATGATACCGAGGTATCAACTGAGAATGCTGATTTCATTGATGGCTTGAAAGTCACTCCTTATGATGGTGAGCTGCCAAAAATATCAAAAAACGTTGGTAGTATGAGTTACTACCAGTATTGTTTAACGCAAAAATTGGTTTAGTTATGGAAGATTTATCTATTGGCTCAGAAATCGTCTTGAAGGTAGTTGAGGCAGAGAAAGAACAATGCAATGGTTGTTTTTTCGATGAGATATGTACTGGCATTTATGAAAAAGTTTGTGGAGATTTCAAGTGTGTCGCAATCGACAGAAAAGACGGAAAGGCTGTTCAATTTAAAAGAATAAAGTGATATGGAGATAAAAATTAATATAGCGGCTATTTTAAAGGATAAACCGCAAGGAACTAAGTTGTATGACTGGTTGCATAATATAGATGTAGAGTTAGATACTATCAGTACTACAGATACAGAAACAGTAGTCTGGTGTACGAATGAGACTAATAATAATACTACTTGCCATCGTGGTTATTCCGAATTTGGTACAGAAAGAGGTTATCCTGATGGCTTACAGATTCTCTTTCCTTCAAAGGAAATGCGTGATTGGTCTAAATTCGCTTGGAAGAAAGGAGATGTGCTTGTTAGTAAGCATGGAACTAAAGAGGTTATCTTTGATGGTTTCGATGATGACTATTATGTCACTTTCAAAGGTAAGCACGCATTAGAGACTATAGAAGGAGAGTCAGAGTACAAGGGTGAATCAGATGATGGCTATAATTATTTTTATACAGAGAACTATTATCTTGAATCTGAGGATGCTGCCCAGACTTACATCAATACTCTAGAGAAGATATTGGGTGGCAAACTCAATCGTGAGACCTTGGAGATTGAAAAGCAGACTGAGTTCAAGGATGGAGATATAGCTTTTGCCGACTATGGTAATAGACAAAATGTATTTGTAGTATCAGACAAAACTGATTTATCAGAAGGTTATAGCTCATTTATTTCTTTAGATTTAAGTAGTCTAACTTTGAGTATGGGCTGCAGAATCAGTTTCTTTAAGAAAGACCTTTGTAAACTTCGCCTTGCTACAGAAGAAGAGAAAAAACAGTTCTTCTCAGCTCTCGAAAAGGAAGGCAAACGATGGGATAGTGATAAGAAAGCTATTGTTGATTTGAAGCCAAAGGTTGAGCTAAAACCATTTGATAAGGTGCTTGTCAGAGACTTTGGAAGCCAAGCATGGCAAGTAAGCTTGTTTGGCTATAAAGATAGCGATTTTTATTATTGTTGTAATGGTTGTGGTTGGAATCAATGTATTCCTTACAACGAAGAGACAGCACATCTACTAGGAACGACTGGTGAGTGGAAAGGAGGTGAGGGATGAAAGGATTATGTAGTTACTGCTCCAGATATTTTTTTTGTAGCAAAAGACCCAAACAAAATGAGGAGGATGTAATACTTTGTTCAAGCTTTACCCAGAATAATGATAACGAAGAAAACATTTGGGAGCAGAGAAGATATGAGATAGCAAAAGATGTTGCAGCAGGTCTTGTACAACGTCCTAACTCTACGTATGACAGTGTTGTTAATTCTGCCATCAAAATCGCAGATAAATTAATAGAACGTTTAAAGGAGAAATAAGTTATGATAGACGATAAGAAAATAGAAGCTGCCAAGGAAGAAATCTATGAAGATAGATTCTTGCTTAATGGTGAAGAGATAGTCTTCAACAATGATGAAAAGGAAGAAATGTTCTACAAAGAGGACATCAAAGAAGCCATTGGACTAGGTGCTAAGTGGGGTATCAATGAGCTATTGAAGGACATGTTTCACCCTGCTAGCGAAGTTCCACGTAACGACAACGGAAAGGTTCTTGCGTTCTCAAAAGAATTCGGTAATAGAAAGCTCTACGACATGAACGATGAGCTTGATAAAACCACTTGCAATACATATCAAGAAATGTGGGAAGAGCAAGTCAATATATTCCATTTGTCTGATTGGATATTTATAGATGAGTTGTTTGACTTGATTACGAAAGGAGGTAAGCAATGAAAGAGCTTAAAGTTGGAGAAAGAATCACTCTTGAAGCAGTTGAGCAATATGGTTGTAGAGGTTGCTTCTTTGAGGATAATCCAGTATGTATAAAATTTGCATGTTGTGAAGGTGTACGCTCAGATGGAAAATCGGTAATTTTTAAAGAAGTTAAGGAGTAAAGCGTATGAAAGGATTACTATCAATGATTGGTATTGCTTCGTATATGGATTTTCAAATGAATGACCTACCCTTCGGATTTCCAGAGCGGCAATTAGCAATACCGAAAGGTGAAATACCTTCCGATAAACAAAAGTGCCAATCGAAAGCACAGCATGAGTTTATCGTTAAAGGTGTAAAGATAATGGCTACTTCTAAGAAGGATGCTATTAAAAAGTAAAATCATCGTAAAAAGTAAAGCGTATGGCACAGAAATATATTGTTGGTGATGTTGTTATGTATGACAACAAAATCATGGTTGTTAAAGAGCCTAGAGACGGAAGTCACTTTGACTTGTCTTGCCCTAAAGAAAGGTTAGTATATAATCTTGTAGATATTGAAAATATAAAGCCAGTACGCCTTACTCCAGAGATTCTGGAGAAGAATGGATGGATGCTTTATCACCTGTATTATTGGTTTGTCGAAAAAGAATGTTTGAAGTTGCATTTGTTAGAATTTGATAATTACTCATGGAATGCTTGTATTGGAAACAATGTTATACGTATAAATATGTATTCAGTATCAGATTTACAGCACCTTCTCTTCGGTCTTGGACTTAACTCAGAAATGGAGGTGTAGGTATGAAAGTAATAATTAAGAAAGTCTACAAAGCTGTAGGGTGTGAAAAAGGACACTACTTTGGGACGTTTGCACATTTTAAAGAGTTGCGTGAGAGTTCTAATTTGTCAGTACAAAAGACTTGCTTTTGCTGTAGACACAAATTCCAACCAGAAGATTTTATTTCTTTAGCGTGTTTTGACAAAGGCATGGGAAACAAATTTCTTTGCCAAAAGTGTAAGGATATAGCATTAAAAGATTTAGGTGATAAAAATATTTTTTTACATTAGTTTATAACGCCTTCGGGCATAAAAGATAGAATATGACAGTAGAAGAATTAATTAACGAATTATCAAAGGTAGAGGATAAGACTATGGAAGTCAACTTCCCATATTCTCATGGTACACAAGAAAACGGACAACCTCTAAAGATTGACGAGGTATCAGTATATGATGATTGTGTTATACTTTATGATTAACCATTCGCAAGGATATAAATAGATTGTAATATGAAGAAAATGAAAATTAAAGACTGTTTTGATAAAGATGGTAACTTCATTAAGCCGTTTGACCCATATAGATGTGATGATAATGACCCTCTCTATTTAGCATTATTTGATGAAAAGGGACGTGCTACAAGAAATGATGAAGTTTACACATTAATTGCAAAGCACAATTGGAAATTTGATTGCGCTGCTGTTAAGTATTATTATTCCCATGAATTTGATACTGGGTGCAAAGGTAATTATACAGCAATTTACGCTTGGAGATAGAGTAACTAACCACCCTCTCCTGTAAAATAGAGATGGTAAAAAGAAGAGAATATGAGATTAAGTGAATATAAAGTAGGTACTATCTTAGTAGATATTTGCGGCAAAGTGTTTATCCATGATGGTTTTATCAATGCTGATGGATATGGTGTTATAATTGGTGAGGATTCTGATGGAATGATTCAGAAATCAAATGGTATTGGTAACTGGATGAAGGAAGGCTGCTGTAGAGAAGCAACTTCACAAGAAGTCAGTGAGTTTTTCGCTAAGGTTCGTAAAACACAGAAAATTATCAATTACTAAGGAGAGTAAAAAAGGGAATATGGATGCAGATAAAATAACATTAGCTAGCTATATTGCATATCTCCAAGGTATGTATAAACAATATGGCAATATAAGTATTACGCAACTAAAGCATATAGAAAGAAACAGAAAAAGGAGGATAAGCAATGAGTAAAGAAAAAGCGATTGAGTATATTAAACGTGCTATGGATTGCATAGACGAGTTACCATTTTCCGATAATGGAATGTTGGCTTTCTATGATTTAGAAATAGCACTTAAAGAATTGGAGGATTGATATGACAGAAGAAATTTATAACAAAGCTACAAATTTAAGAAGTTTAATTGAAAAAGAAAAGAAGGCTCTTAAATATTGGAAGGAAGCTGTAGATGCAACAGATGAAACCATCACATTGTCTAATGGGCTAGGATATAATGGGTATAAAAAAGCTTCCATTTTTAGGTTTATATCTTTTAAAGAATTGAAAGATATGGCTATTGAGAGACTTACAATGAGTTTAGAACAACATCAAAAAATGTATGAAGAATTATAATGGAGGACTAAATTATGGACAGAAATCAAGCTAAAGAATTTTATCCTATTCTGCAAGCTTTTGCTAAAGGAGAGGCAATTGAGTGTAGGACAAAGCCGAGTGCCGTAAAAGGTACAAGTGTTCCGAATAATTGGACGGAAATGACAGAGATTGAGTTTTGGAATAATACAGAGTACCGAATTAAGCCAGAACCAAAGTACCGTCCATTCAAGGATGCAGAAGAGTGCTGGCAAGTTCACAGGACTGACAGACAAGAACGGAGCACCTATCTATGAGGGGGATATAGTTATGCACAAAGATAACAATGCGGAAAGAAGAGGTGATATTAATTGGGATAGTAAAGCTGCTGCTTTCTACTTTGGTCAAGATTTCTTAGTTCACTACCATTCTGAAGATATGGTAGTTGTCGGCAACAAATTCAATAAGTAGCGTATGAAGAATAAGATATTAAACTTAATCAATTCAGCCGTTTGGTTTGTCTTGTGTTTGTTTGTAGGAGCATTGATTTTTGAGGGCATTCGCTCGTTGGCTAATAGCAATGCACCTGCAAAGAAGATTGGTATGTCAGTATTCACTGAGGAAGGACACGATTATCTGGTTGTGGACACGAAACATGGTGTTTGCGTTGTTCACGCAGAGAGCTGCCCTTGTCATAAAAATAAGTAGTTATGGACAAAACAAAATTACATGCATCATTACTCTTCCTGATGCTAAAACTGGAAGAGGCAAAGAGCAACCCGATGTCTGACAAGAACTTTGTTGCTGCATTGACGGAAGTGCTCAGATTTTTCCGTGATAACGGAGAGTTGAAGAAAGCCTATGAAAGCCAAAAGGAATCATTGGCAGATATGGCAAATAGTTCTTGGGTAAAACTGGTAATGGGTATGCTTACCTCAAAAATGCAAGAAGACAAAGTTGATGCAGAGTTACCAGACATTGATGCTCTAATAAAGGAGAGTTCTTCTGATGAGTTCATCAGAAAGAAAATCAATGATATTCTTGGCGATAATTAAGTATAATTTTTTAAAGAAGAAATTATGAAGATAGAGAATTACAAAAGAGCAGAACAAATTCTTTCTACCATCAGTAAACTTGATGAGTTGAAAGATTGTATCGATAAGTTTGACGATGTAGAGTGGAGCTTCAATTATAAAGCAGTTTTTAATCACAATTTTTCAGAGATTGCAACCGACAAGGATTTTGTCTCTAGATTCAAAGATTTTATTGAGAAAGAGAAACTGGGTTTAAATGAAGAGTTTGAAAATTTATAAGCTATCTAAAAAAAATATTCCATGAAGATAGAAATCAGAAGAGTAACGGACTGGCAGCGTGTAGTGGATGCTGCTCGGTTCACACAAGGCAAGGAACCGCTGGGTCATGAGCCTAGCGATGAGTTCAAGAAACAGATGATTCTCAGCGAGCATTCACCGCTCAGAGAATTGGAGTTCGATATTAAGATGTATGGCATACCATACTGGGTGAGTAACCATTTTGTTCGCCATGTTCATGCTCAGCCATTCGTTTCCACATCTAGACCAGATATTACTGGCTCCAATGTATCTCGTCACGATATGCGTCAGGATGATTTGGTCAACTTGCAGTTATCCCTCAACGCTCAGGAAATTATCAATATCTCCAAGCTAAGACTCTGCAACAAAGCATCCTACGAGACAAGAAAGATATGGATACAAGTGATTGAAGAGTTGAGGAAAATCGAACCACGTCTTGCTGCTGCTTGTGTCCCACAATGTATCTATAGAGGATTCTGTCCTGAACCAAAATCATGTGGAAAGACACAAACAAATGTTTTTCCTATTTATAGAGAAAACTACGAACATTTATTTCTAATCGGTGAACGTATAAAATTAGACTATGAAATATCCAAAATTTAACGTCAATGAATTTGTCGGTGGGCACTTCGAGTACACCACTCCATGCCCATTCGGCATTCAAGGCAAGTACACCCATGAAATACTGATGGTAGGTAGCCTTGCTTGCCAGCGATGCGAGCACTTCCGAGGTATCAACAAAGAAGATGGTATCGTATCTTGTGGAATCGAATAGTTTTAAGAGTGCAGCCTATCTGCATTCTTCTTAATAATTAATCAAATTTTATATATGAATACAAAGAAAATCTCAATCATTCAGCGTATCAAGGAGAAGTTCCTTGGTAAGCAGTTCTTTATTGCAGTAATCGCTAACAAGGGAACCAGTTCCTACTTCGTCAACTCTACCATCTACCGCTCAGAGAAGGAGGTGAAGGCTTACAAGAAATACATCACCACAGACGAGCGTATGAAACAGAGCTTCGATTTCGTAGGCTATTACGGTTTCCGTTCAAAGTTCGACTTCCGCATTCCTCTTAGCGGAAAGCCAGTATCAGTTGAAGAGGCAAAGAAACTGGCAGAGAAGTAGTATGGGAAAGTTGATAGACCTTACTGGACAGCGTTTCGGCAGATTACTCGTCTGCCGAAAATCTGATAAAGAGAACCACCAGCATGGTGCGTTCTGGATATGCAAGTGTGATTGTGGCAGGGGTTGTACGGTTCTAGGTTCTGCTCTTCGTGACGGACGAACCAAATCATGTGGCTGTTACCGCTCAGAGCGAGCATCTGCCATCATCACCAAGTATGGCAACCGCAATGGCAGACCAAAGCGGAAAGAGAAAGTTAACGGATAATATACATTTTATCACTTTTCATATTATATTTGCAACATGAAATTCAAGTATTTAATAGATAAAGTCAATGGTTTCAGGCACCGCAACGTTTTTGTGGTACTGGACGGAAGAGCCAACTCGGTCACGCTCTCCAAGGGCATCTATGACCATATCATGCAGAAGGAGCGAACAGACAATTCCATCTTCGTGTTCAGGTTATCTGACCGAGGTACATACGGATTCTGCATGCGTGAGGACTGGGAAGAACTTCGCAAAGCCAACACAACCTTCGCTCAGCTTCAATTTAATCAGAAGTATAAGAAGGTAGGTTTCAGAAGTGACTACCCTTCCATCACCGCCATCCTTGATGAGTACAACCTTCCTCTCAACAGAATGGTTCGCCTGACTTGCATCCCACGCAAGTCACAAAAAGGAGAACCCTATTACGAAATCATGCGACCGAACTCAAATTTAATCACATGGCAACAAGACAAGAAGTAATACTCAAAGGGCTTACCCACTCTCCATCCGACTACGATTGTCAGGATGGGGAGTTGGCAACCTGCCTCAACCTCATCAACGAGGATGGGGCACTCCACCCTATTCAGCAGCCGATAATAGTAGAGAGTAGCAAGAATATCACCATACACCAATATAGTTCAATAGAACTGGTTCATAAGGTGACACACAATCAGGCTATTCACTCCCACTATATCATACGTACCTCGGACCCGAAAGATAGGGAAAGATGGGGATGGATAGAGCAGGATTCAGCAGATGATACACCTACAGAGTTCCTGCTTGGCGATGATTTCCACGTCAACTCTGTTTGCGCCATCGGAAACGTCTTATGCTTTGTTGGTATTAAAACTACCAAATATGCTATATGGAAGACTGGTTCTTATCTTATTTTCGGAAAAGATGATTTGCAGTTTAGTATTGAGATTGCCAACACTTATCATCAAGACCTTACCTTAAAGGTAGAAGCTGGAGATGATTTCTACAAATACTTTATTGTAGAGGATGGAAATCTCAATTTGTACTACAATACAAGTGCTATTGGTACGAGGAAGATGTTTACAGACCTTGATGCGATTGCCAACAAGAAACTTGCAGAACTCGGAACAGAGTATCTCAAAAGAAATGTTTTCGGTGTGGCTGCTCTTCGTCTTTACGATGGTACATACATCAATATATCAAACCCTTTTGTTCTTCCTAGTGCAGAGTCTAACGCTGTTTCAAGAAAGATAAACATATACAAAGACCCAGTAAAACCTGATGCTCCAAACGGAAAGACTATAACATCAGGTGTCGGCATCAACAAATACACCATAGAAATTAGAGAAGTTGGCAACTTGCAGCAATACGAGGATATTGTTCAGGGAGTTGATATATTCCTCACCAATGGCGAAAGTTTCTATCAGATAGATAAATCTTATAAAATAATCCGTACTGCTGATTATGGAGATATAGACTACGTGCTTTTGGATGATATGAACGCAAGAGACGTTCACGACACCATCGGCAATATGCCTTTCTATCATTCGATATTCATTCCTCTTAGTGAATTTGAACATCCGAAAGTTGTTAAGAGGCCAACGCAAGCAGAGGAAAACATTTCTCTTGCCGACCTCAACCGAATAGCATTTGGCGGCACTACTGCTATTACATACAATAACAGACTGCACATCGCTGGCATCAGAAAGAACATAGATTCCAGTTTGGTTCGCCAACCATACGGCTACAAGAATGAAGAATATCTTACTGCCATATACGAGATTCCGACAAACAACGGAACATACTATCTGAACGGATATATTGGTAACTATCAGGATATTATCGCTGTGCCAATTAGTGATGTGAAAGAGATTGTCGTTTACGAAAAACGCACATCTGGGTATCGTAAAAAACGTTTTAAATTATATAGCCCTTCTAATTTTGGCTTGTCATTTTTCGTGCAAACTCTAACTGGAGGTATTGATGATATTATGGGAGGCGATTGGTATGATATTACGGAATCAGACTGGAATGCAATCAAGCAGAAAGCAGATAGTTTTGCCGCATCAAACTCAGATGATTCTTACCAGCCTTCACTTATCAGAGTGAGCGAAGCTGAGAATCCTCTAGTCTTCCCTGCCAAGAATAGTGTTCAGGTTGGCTCATCCATCGTTAGTGCAATGGCAGCAAATACCCGACCAATCAGCGAAGGTCAGTTTGGTGATGCCCCACTCTACGCTTTTACCGATGAAGGTGTTTGGGTATTGATGCTTGGAGAAGAAGGAACCTATATTGCCCGACAGCCAGCCAACAGAGATATTTGCTCTAACCCTAAGGGTATATTGCAGATTGATGATGCAGTTCTGTTCCCTACCGAGCGAGGCATCATGATGCAGCGAGGACGAGAATCTGAGTGCATTACCGATGTATTGGATGGCTTTCCATTCGACTTCACTCTAATATACAGCTATTCCAAGAAAAATCAATACTACCCTATCTCTATTCTTGAACTACAAGATTTTGAAGATGGAGAAGTAGCCTATGTTAGATTCAGGAAGTATCTGAAAAATGCCGACATGATTTACGACTATTACGATAGCCGTATCATCGTCTTCAATCCTAGCTATGGCTATGCGTATGTGTATTCCCTGAAAAGCAATTTGTGGGGAACGATGGTGAATGTGTTCGCCAAGCGAGTTAATAGCTACCCTGAGTCATACGCTATCAACGGTGCAGGAAAGATTGTTAATGTTTACGTTGAAGAACCGAGTGACAACATTCCTTTCTTTTTCTGCACACGACCATTAACGCTTGGTCAGGGAGATAGCCATAAGACTATGTTTACTTGTCTTATCCGTGGTTATTGGACGTGCGACTCCAGCAAATCTAACGGACAGATTCTTTTTGGAAGCAACGATATGAAACATTGGTTCTATATCGGTTCTTCTATAGACAATAGTCTTAGAAACTTGGTTGGCTCTCCATACCGCTATTTCAGAGTTGCCGTCATTGGTAAGATGAACGCTGATGAAAGCATCAGCAGCATTTCTACTGCTTTCCAACCAAGATGGCAGAACAAACTTAGATAAATATTTTTTTTACTATTTTCTATAATTACAATAAAGGGTAGCAGTCCGTGATGGATAGCTACCATTGCTTTATCTTAGCCTTAAACGACTAACCTAAAATGGATGCAAAGCGATTCTTGCTCTACCAGCCGAGCGGTTGCTGGCATCCTTAATCTTCTTTTTCTTATCCTCAGCCAGTGCCCAGAATCTATCAGCACCATCAGGATAAACAATCATTAACCACTCATATAAAGACTGGTTCACAATATAATCGTGAATGTATACCGTCATGGTATGCACACTTGTCTTCGAGAATCCACTTGGCATTCTCATGGCTAGATAATAAGCATCCTCATCATTTGTCGGGGAACCTATACACTCTTCCCACTCATTGGAATCAAAGCCACCTCCAAGCATTTCCATCTTGGTATATCGGAAAAGCATTTCCTTGCAGTCTTCTACCGCTGAGTCAAGAATCCTTGCCAGTTTATCCCGATTGCCATCCTCGCCCACATCATAGATGTTATGAATCAGGTGTGAATCCTCTACAGAACTAGAGATTGAATCCGCATAGGCAGCAGCCGTATTTTTGATGTCAAACACCAGTTCCTTCTTCTGAAGCTCTATCATTACCTTATAACCAAGATTGCATGTTCTGCATTCTTTCATACTCACCTCCTTCCTTATTCGTTAGGAGCCGTTCTGCTTGGTCTCTCACGTCTGTTGAAGGTCTCATGCAGATTCTTGATAGCTGTTACAGACAATTCCGAATAAGTCTTCGCCTCGTTAGGATTGGTAATAACGAACCAGTCCATCAGAGCCTTGTTGATAATGTAGTCATGGATAGAACTTGTAAGTGCATCCTTCAAAGCAAGCGGATAATTGGATGGAAGAGATAGATTGATTGTAATATTTGTATCGCCATCAATTAACTCGTTAGATGCAGTTGTACCGCTACCGGTTCTTACCGATTCACTTAACTCCACAAGCAGTTGACTATACGCATTCTGAATGCTACGCAAAGCCTGATTCTTGTCTTCTTCATCATCACTTGCCTGAATATTGCTGGCAGCCTCAGCATCCATGTCAGCAGCTCTTCTGCTACGCCCAGTCAGGAATGCCTTGTTCTGAAAGTCATAAATGAGTTCACTCATATACAACGTTATCGTTAAATCTTTTCTTGCCATACTATGATATTTTTGTTCGTGTTGGTTTCTTTTTGAAAAACGCTTTATCCTTGATGTCGAGCAATAATGCAGCAGCGTTATCTGCATACTCCTTCACCTTGTCGTTGGCGGTAATCTCACACCACTTCCCGATGATGCTGTTCACCAAGAATGAGTTGGCAGAGGATTTGATTGATTCGAGTAGGTTATCATCAAATCTGCTAGGCATTTCGAGTTGCCAAGTGATAGTTACGTCTGCTACTGAGACTCCTGAGATAAACCGTTTCAGCACGTTTCTCAACGAATCGAGCGATTCATTGAAGAACCTATCAATCATCGTCAGGTCTGCATCCGTCACAAATACTTGGTCAAATGCCGACTTTCCATCCTCCAGTTTGTTCTTTGCGCCTATGTAGGCAGTAGTCTTTGCCACCTCCTCATAGATGTCACTTTTCGTGATTGTCAATGTGAAATTTGCCATTCTTTATCTTTTTATAGAGTTTATAACCTAATACGATTAGCAGCATGCAGAGTGCTCCAAAAGACCATACTGCATACTTCAACTGAAACTGCTCCCACTTGGAGAGTTGTTTTTCTACTGGGTAGAGAACTGGGATGGAGTCTCTTTTCAGGAAGGAATCCACCTTCAACTTATACACATTTTTATAAATGCTCTTCTCATGCCATCGGTCAAGAAAGCAAGTATCTCCCTTCTGTCTGAAGAAGATTGAATCACGCACAAAAACGCTGTCAGAAGTATGCAGCGTATCGTGTTTTACTACGTCCCGACATATAACTTTTTCCATCGGGACGTATTTTGTCTTGCATCCCGACAGAAGAAAAGCCACCAGCAAGATACCAATCACGTAGAGTGCTACTTGCCAAAAATCAGTATCGTACCATTTTACTTTCATAGGCTAAACATTAAAGACCTTCTTTGCTCTTGTAAGAAACTTTCGTCTTGATTTCAAGCCGTTGGTTCCACCATTGATTGTCTTGGTAATAGCCACGAAACTATCACTATCAGCCAGTTTGTTCAGGTCATGTTTCCACCACCACCACATAGCACTCTTCGTTGCTCCTAGCGGAAGCTCCAGCAACTGAGGATTCTCCATGATGTCACCAGTGCAATACTTGCTGTTCTGATAAGCCTGATAGTTGGCTCTGCCAGTAATCTGAATCAAGCCCCTACCCCGATACTTGTAGCCATCACCATCTTTAAGGTTGCCGAGCATGTTCTTCAACTTGCCCACATCATACCTATGGAAGTAGTCCTTGTTGCCGAGTTCCTTGGTGTATCTCAGTTCTCCACTCTCATGTGCAATTTGAGCCAAGAAATGAGCCATTCGCTTAGGAGTATCAATATGGAACACCTCAGCATAGCCATTGATATAAGGTAGGAACGCATCCACCTTATCCTTGGCATTCGGCATAATAGCCAAAATCTGTTCTCTTGTTACCTTCATATTACTTGCCCTCCTTCACTTGTTTTAGCATACTTGCGAGTTCATCCTTCACCTTGCTCTCAAAGTTGCCTAGTTTTGTCTTGAAATAAACGTTTACCCCGAATATTGCTCCAGAGTAAACCAATGTCTGACTGACGTACCATAGTACACCATCAGACACTACATAATTGTTGAGAAAGAATGATAGGAAGGTGAGTACAACACCACTCACTAGCATTCCTATAGCTGCACCATATTGCAATCCTTCACGTACATTTGGAGTCATATCTTATGTTTATATATTATTAATAATATGCAAAGATAAGAAATGATTCCCAATTAGTTACTTTATCCGTTTATTGTGTGCCATATTTTGCTGGTAGGATGCAAGAAGTCAGGGTCTTGCAGATACTCGATAGCCATCAAAACCACCATTTCCTTCAACTCATCAGCATCTTTGCTATATCGCTCCAGCATCACATGATGGTCACTTCTCATCAGGTTCATAGTTACCGCCAAGTCATGGATGGTATAGTCAGAAATATCATCCTGATGCTTGTCAAAGGCTTCTCTTATCTCATCATCCGTGAAGAAAGGAGCCATGTGCTTTGTTCCATCTGCATCCTCATACCACATCTTGCTGATAGCATCATCGGCAAAGTGCTTGTCAAAATGCTCTTCGCTCAACACACCATACACCATCGCACAAAGATGATGTTCCTCCACATCGCTCAACTTGCATGAGAGATACTTGCCGACTGCCTTAGCTATAGCCAACATCTGTTCAGGAGCCATTTCCTGCTGATACTTTTCTACGAAATCTACGAAATTCATACCTATACAAATTAAAAGTTTATGATGTTGCAAAGATACGAATATCTTAAACGCAGCACCATAAACTCGTAGACATTTCTGTAGCTATCTGAATATCAGACAAATACAGTTACGATAAAAACACCTCCTTTCTTTATTCGTCCTTAAATCTGGTTCTCTTCTCTCCACCCCTCGTCCAGATGTCGCTTTTCTTGCGTTTCGCCACCTTTCCGATAACGTCATTCTCGTAAAGTTCGGGCTTATTCTCCCTACCTTGGGTCTCTGAAGCAACACCACCATTCGGGTTGCCACCTTGGCTGGCATCAGGTTTCCCATTGCCATACCATTCCTTGTCACTTGGTTTGTCTGCAATCATAACTATAAACTATTAACTATAAATTATAAACTAAGCAGCAAGCGGTGGGTTCTGTCCGTCAGGACTCACTCCCTGACCGCTCATCATCTGCTGCAACATCGCCTGAGCCTTCGGATTGCTCTGTGATGCCTGAGCAACTTGGGCTTGAAGCTGAGGAGAGAATCCTTGTGGAGTCTCACCATTCTGAATGGCTTGCTGGTTGGATGCAACCGATTGCAACAACTCCTCTCCAAATGGGAAATCTCCTACTTGCAACAACTGCTCCAGCGTGATAGCCTGATTCTGCCATAAGGTCATAAGGAACTCATTTGCCATCTGTCTGTATACAGGAGTAGCCGTACTTTCCGTGATGTTGATGTCAAACTCAACGTCTCGTATCTTCTTAGGGTCGTAGTGTACAATCTGTCCTGCCCTACCCACGATATTGAAGTTACGAGCCACGTCATAGTACTGCTGCATATTCTTCACGGTCTTGTAAGCACCATCAATGATGAACTGGCTGAATGTCTCCAATATATCAAGCAGCGACATGGTAGCATTCTGTGTCTGCTGTGCATAGAGCGAACCGCTCGTACCTGATACTCCTGGTTTACCTTGCAATGCTCCGTTCACTCCCGATATATCCTCAAAGAACTTCAACTGATAGCTGAGCAAATCACCGATACCGATGTTCGTAGAGTTATTCGCCACTTGCTGAGGAACCTGACCGCTCTTGTTTGGCTTGTATCTCACCACACCATTGAATCTACTCCACTCATCGCAGAAATCATCCCAACTCATATCATCAGGAAGACAATCCTCAGGACAGAGCAGCACACCCTTGGCACTCGCACGCATGATGAAGTCATACATCGTGATAAGTCGGTTCACGTATCTCTGCTGGTCAATCACATCTTCCACGAAGCTGTGAATCTCGCCATCAATAAACGGATAGAACTTAAAGCAGTATGGATGCTCACCATGAGCATAAGGAGTCTCGCCTTCTCTCAGAATATCACCGAAAGGAGAAAGATAGTAGAAATGCCAGTAATCATCCATAAACCACTCGGCATCAATCAGAGGAATATCCTCTTCCAGCATGCCAGCAGCCATACCTCGCCTGATTCTGTCTCTGTTCTCTGCATCTACAATATCAGCCTTATCCTCAATATCAATCTTGAAATCATCGCCATTGTTGTAGTCGTGGCATCGGTACCTTGGCTTACTCTCCTTGCGCCAAACCTCAATCACTCGGCAGAGCGAAGGGTTGGCAGGATTCATAAAGTCGATAGTCTTAGGGTCGAACTCACCGAATCGCTGAGTGCAGTCTGCAATCACGAAATCTCGGTTAGCCGCTAACCGGTATATTTCCTTCAACTTCCTAGCTTCAGCAGGAGACTTGGCAAACTCTCTCAGTACGTTGCCGATGGTAATGTCATGCACCTCACCCAAACAACTCACGTCCCAACCACGGAAATCCCTCATATTGTTGTCTATGAAGAAATTGTTCGGATTCACGTAGTCAGTCCAGCAATCCAACCTGCCTCTTCGCCATCCATACTTTTTCTTATAGATAGCAGCACCGCTTATCAGGAACTCTTCCATGGTTCGGGCATCCAGTTCCGTCTCTCGGTTCAGTTGTCGGTTACATTGCAGCACCACGCTCATGGTCTCACCATATCGTTTCTCATCCTTATCTCTGGCATTGCAGGTAGGTTCCTTGCTCTGGGAGCGATATACACCCAGCACATTCTTCACCAACCTACGGATAAGGTTGTTCTTCAATGGTTCGCTACCCTGCTCACGGATATAATCTTCCTCCATGATACGCTTAGTAAAACCACACTTGCTTTTGAACTCAATGGTATCTCCCCACTGGTCTCCATAGCAGTATCGCTTGTTTCGTAATCTTCTCTTTCGGAAGTTATCCATGTTGTTATAGTATCGTTGAGCCTCCAGCAAGATAGAGAAGGCACGCTCGTAAGGCTTGTCAAATCGGTTCTTGGATGCCTTCACGCTATCCAGTTCTTCCTTGTCAAGCACCCTACTCAACGATAGCAGTTTGGTTTCTTCTTTCTTCTTTGCCATAATTTATGATGTTGTAGGTTCAACAATATGTGCCAACTTTCTAGCCACTCCAAGGAATCCGCTTGCAGTATCGGTATCGCCAAGGCTGATACAAGTAAGATAGCCAGCCATGTATAAGATGGAATCTTTCAGGACGGAAGGCAGACTGATTTTCTGTTCGGTAGTGATAGATGGAACCTGAACGTAGATGAATGCCAACGTAGCATCCTGCTTTGTGCTGGTATATAGTTCGATACTCTTGCCGTTAGCCGTATGCACGATAGCCGCAATCGGTCGCTCAGGATTTCCCCTAACTCCATATTTGCAGTTCTGATACTTGTAGGCATCATCACTCTCTGAAATGATTTCAGCAGGACGGTTCCAGCCTTCTGCCTTCACAGAAAGTATTCTCAGCATATCGGTAGGCAAAACCATCTTACCCACGTAATAGCCGTTGCTATCCGTCCACGTTACAGCATTCTTACACGAAGTACCTTCCACCTCAGGAGCATCCGAAAGAATGATTCTTGCTGCATCTACGATTTTACTCTCAATAAGTTCTGCTTGCGAGAGTGTATCAGAATCGTCAGGAGCCAGCAAGCCAGCAGACTCTTGGTTTCTATCCAAGAGCACCTTCACCTCTTTCACTAAATCAGATACAGCATATTCTACCATTACTCTAAACCTTCTAGTTCAACACCATTTTCTTTAGCAATCGCCAAGATGTCTTCCTTGGTCTTCATCTTGGAACGGCTCACACCATAGGTCTCAGCCAGATAGTCCTTGGCATCCTCAACGTCTGTCACTACGTGGGTCTTCTTCTCGTCAGCCACTTTCTTCTTTGCCTTGGCAGCAGCCTTCTTCTTGGCTTCCGCAGCTTCCTTCTTCTCGTCAACACTCTCCACCAAGAAGAACTTGTCGTTGAACCAATAATGAGACTCGATAGCCTTCTGTACCTTCGGGTCTCTTGTCATATAGACACTACTTCCCATGGTCTTACCCTCAAAAACAATACGCATTCGCTCATCACCTACCATAACGCTGAATGCCAAATCAGTACCTGCTTGATATTTATTAAACATGATTATACCTTATTTATATAAGTGTTACTAAAAAAGGGATGGGGCTAGTGCCCACACCCCTCACTATTTAATGAATAATTTGCAATTCTACCTGCTTTTAGGCAGCAGCCTTGGTTACCTCTGTATCAGAAAGGCTATCTGTTGCAGGAACCGCAGCAAGGCGCATACGAGCGTGTGCCTTAGGGTACTTCAAGTACAGACAAGCTACCTCCTGAATAACTACTGCATCGGTGTTACGGATGCCAGCCTTCTTCAAGTCGAGCACGTTTCGAGTCCAAGACAAGTGTACTCGCTTAACCAAGAACTCAGGGTCAAGGGCAAAGCCGCAGTCGCTCATGCCGAAGATGTCAAACAACTCAGAGTGAATCATCAACACCTCACCGAAGTCAGTCTCCCAACTCTTGAACTTCAAGTCCCAAACCTCAACGGTGTCCTTCAAGCGGAACTTGTCAGAATCAATCTTACTGAATGCGCTCACGAAATCTGAACCAGCGATAATCACCTTGCGCTTGTTGCCGATACCAGTACCAACAAACAAGTCTTTTGAAATGTCAACCAACTCCAAATCAGTAATCACTCGTTCATTCTTGCCGTAGCCCTTCTTAATATCGTCAGCAGTAGCAACATGACCTACCTCAATATCCTTACCAGCCATCCACCAAATACCCTTGGTAAACCACTGGGCAGAGTTGTTCTTGGTAGTATGCTTGATACAAGCCATATCACCGAAGAGATAAGTACCTTCCATCGCAAGACGCATATCATAGATACTATCCTCCTCGATGTCAGAGAAATCCCAGTCTACTCGCTTAGCTGCAATCTTATTAAAGGTACTCTCCTCTACCTGAATCATGAAGTTCTGGCAGTACTGAATCTCAGAATCAGGAAGGTTGTTGAAACGACCTGTCTGTACATCCAACTCACCGCAACTCTTAGCCATACGGATAAGTACCTGACCCTTCTTCAAAACAGGAATGCCGATAGCCTGCTTGCTGACCAACTCACCATTTACAGCATACACAATAGGATAACCCTCTGTATCTTTACCGCAAACGCAAAGTTCCAAATCAGGAGTAGGAGCATCTGTAATTGTTGAATAGGCAACACCCTTATAGTTGGTAATAGCCTTCACACCCACCACTCGGATGGTATCATCCAAAGTAAACATTTCAGGGTCTTCTACCTTCAATACCATAGATGTACCAGTACTCTTCGTGGTATCCTCCTTGACGGTTGTCTTGATAGGACGTGTACCGATACTCCAATACTCAACTACAAACGAACTAGCAGGCTTGGTTGTCGCATAGCGTGAAATCTGGTCAACTGGAGTAGCCATTGGACGAATCTTGGTAATCTTGTCGTTGATGTCGTTCTCATAGAACTCCGTACCATTCTCGTTAAAGTGCTCACGACCTTTTCCCTCAGTAGCGATACCATCATCCTGACGAGCCGCACCACCATTGCCAGCATCATTGGCAGCAGTAGCACCACCAGCTTCCGCAGCATGACCACTCTCGGTAGTACCGCCATCAGGCAGAGCCGCCTCAGCCATGATAACCTGACCATTCACTCCAAAAATAACTGCCATAACCATCAGGAAGACGGAAAGCAGCCGATTAAATGTACTTTTCTTCATTGTTATCCTAAATTAATTAAACATTATATATTATCTTTTTACCTTTTCTCATTATCGAATGTGTGTTCTCTTCTCGTTGCCACGCTGCCAGATATTACCCCTACGTGATATTCTACCAACAGCACCAAGGTCAGGCTGATTATCCGTAGGCTTGGTCTCCGCATTGGCAGAATCAAGGTCGGCAGTACCATCACCCTTCTTTCTCAGTTCAAGGTTCTTGACGTGCTTGCTGTTCTTGCCACGAACCTCACCTTCATGGGCAGCATCAGCCACATCAGTATCATGGTTCTTAGCCTTGATGAAAGCAGTAATCATTTCCTCTGTAAACTTGCCAGTCACCACATTGCGCATAGTCTGAAAGCACTGGTCAATTGCATCATTCACAGCTTCCTCGCCATACTTCTCTTCCAACTTGTCGAATACCTCATAGCTGGAAGGCATATTCTTGTCATACTCCTCCTGCAACTTCTTGCCGTTGGCAGCATTCTGCAAGAACTCCGACTGAGCCGATGCAATTTCGTCCGCATTGTCAGGGTCTGAATAGTAATCAATGGCATCCTCACCATGGGTACGAATCAACTCAGCGTAAGGACTCTTGCCAGCCTTCATCGCTTGAAGGAAGGTAGCCGCCTCAGGGTCGCTACCCAGCCAATCGCCCATCGCCTTCTCGTTGTCCTTGTAACCCTGCAAAGCCTTCTGGTCGGCATCATAATCATCGTTGATGGCTCCATACATAGCTTCATCATCCGCATACTCCGTATTAGGGTGGCGGGTCTTCAAACGCTCCAAAGCCAAGTCTCTCTTGGTCTTGGTATCTTGCTGTTTTGCAGCACCAGCATTCTGCTCAATATTTGTATTATCGTCCATATATATATGTGTATATTTATAAATCAATGCCCAAAATTAATGCTTTTTTCCGATTTTCATCTTTTATCCGTTAATTTAGTCTAATCGGATGCGACTAATTCAATACTTTTTTGTATATTTGCAGGGTCAGATATGAAATATAAGGATTCACGATGCTATTTTATAGAGGAACGTGATGCTGATTTATTGAGGGCTTACAAAGAAATTATTAATGTAAGAGACAATATCAGACTCTCAGAGATTGAGGAAAAGCTAGCCCAATCTCCGAGCAGAAGATTTTGGGTTTCAGAAGACCGTGCTTATATAGTCATATTAGACTTACTGAAAGGAAAACCTCTTGATAATATGATACCTACCCGAAAGGAAATGTATCAGGAGATTTTCAGACGATTCCAGATTCATAAGAATAATGAGCCATATCTCAGTAATATGGATATTATCAAACGTGTATGTGCTGAAAAAGCACCCAGTTTCTATTTGACTCCTCAAAGCATACACGTAATTCTTAGCAGGGTGAGAAAGGAGGAGAAGCAAAGATGCTACGAGATACGAAAGAGAAGATTGCGCTTTATGCTGGGTACATTATAATAATGTGTATCACTTTTCTTGGATATGATGGCATGGGTCTCTTTGACGATTGTTCTATTCAGAACCGACTAAGCTACCCTTTCTTTCATCAGAACATCTTTCATGCTGCCATCAACCTTTATGTTTTCCATCAATGCTACCGAGCCATCCCTTGTGGCATCGGTCACTTGGTGGCATTCTATCTTATAGCCATCAGCTATCCCTTCACCTCATCCCTACCAATCATCGGTCTCAGCGGCTTTATCTATGCTTACATGGGCTTTATCGCCCCTTACGTGGAGAATAAAGTAAGATACAATCTCACCATTCTCCTATATATCTGTGTTGGAATCTTCTTCCCTTGCATGGCAGTTGGAGTCCACATCTATTGCTATGTACTTGGTCTGTTGTGGGGTTATTTAAATGCACCGCTATGCCAAGACAAGTAACCGCCAAACTGACTGATGCTGTAGACAAACACGTACTGGGCATCCTGAAGGAGAACGAGAAACGAATCAAGGAAATCAACACGCCATTCAATCCTATCAAGGGTGAAGGTTGTGGAGATAAGCGTTTCCTGCTCTTCCTTCCTGATTTCCCGATTCAGAGACAGCAGCTTCCAGTTTCGATGAAGAAGATTCCGCTCGTCAAGATGCTCATCGAGTTTGGTAGCTGCAAGGCGGTAATCGAGGAACTGCACAAGGATATAGACGAACCATACAACCTAGAGGAAGAAACGGAGCAACTGGTGGAGCAGTTTACTCGCATCAGAATGAAACACGACCCTTTCTTCTTCTTCGCCACATTCATCTATATCAAGCCGAAAGGTGGAGGTATCCCCTTCCGTTTTGTACTCAGAAGACCGCAGCGAAGACTGCTCAGGTGGCTGGAGGAGCGAAGAAAGAAGAATCGCCCTATCCGTCTCATCCTGCTGAAAGCCCGACAATGGGGAGGTTCTACGGTTATTCAGATGTACTTCCTCTGGCTGCAACTCATGTGGCAGAAGGGTCTCAACTCGCTCATCGTGGCTCAGGTGAAGGACACAGCAGAGACCATCCGTGGTATGTTCGAGGAAGCTCTGAAAAACTTTCCTACCAAGTTCCTCTACGAAATGGGAGAAGCATTCTCTGAGAACGAGCCGAAGTTTGTTGGAGTAGGAACATCAGGTAATGTAAAGAAGGTTCCTCAGCGATTCTGCAAGATTAAGGTTGGTTCAATGGAACGACCACTATCAGCCAATGGTGAAGACTACAACTTGGTACACCTTTCCGAGGTTGGTTTGTGGAAAAAGACGGATGGTAAATCTCCTGAGGAGGTAGTACAGAATGCTACCAATGGTATCTTGTACCGACCATACACGATGATTGCCTATGAATCCACAGCCAATGGTACTGGCAACTTCTTCCACAAGGAGTGGCTTGCAGCAGTCAAGGGAGAATCTCAGTTTGAGCCGTTCTTTGTTCCTTGGTACGAGATATACGATATGTATCATCTTGAATTTGAAAGCAAGAAACAGAAGGTAGAGTTTGCCAAATGGCTATACGAGAACCGCAATAATACCAATACGATGTCCGACCGAGAAGAGCCATGTACATATCTTTGGAAGTTATGGACACTGGGTGCTCCACTCGAAGCCATCAACTGGTATATTGCCGAGCGCAGGAAATTCACCGACCATGCCGATATGGCTGCTGGCTACCCTACCGATGATATTGAGGCATTCAAGCACTCAGGAGCCAAGGTCTTTGCCGAAGACAAGGTTGACAAATTCCGCAAGGGATGCCGAGCACCTAAGTTCATCGGTGATGTTTATGGTGATGGCTACAAGGGTAAGAAGTGTATGCAGAATGTCCGATTCTGTGAAGACAAGCAGGGGCAGTTATGGATATGGAGCAAGCCTGAGACCTTTGATGATTGCAAGGTAATCAACCGCTATCTGGTCGTAGTGGATATTGGTGGACGTAGCAAGAATGCCGACTGGTCTGTTATCTGTGTCTTCGACCGCTATTGGATGATGGAAGGTGGCAAGCCGTATGTGGTAGCCCAATGGTATGGGCACATTGATATGGACTTGCTTGCATGGAAGGCGGCTCAGATAGCCAAATACTACAACGATGCTCTATTGGTCATAGAATCCAACACCTTGGAGACGAAAGACAAGGAGCACATATTGGAAGGTGGTGACCAGTCTGAGTTCATCCTGAATCAAATTAAGGACGTATACGACAATCTCTATGCACGCAAGCAGAGCGAATCAGACATCAAGAATAAGGTTCCAGTAAAGTACGGATTCCATACCAACGTGGCAACCAAGCCGATGGTTATCTCTGTATTGGTTCAGACTATCCGTGAACAACTCTATGTAGAGCGAGACGATAGATGCTTAGATGAATATCTCACCTACGAGAAGAACGGAACCGTATACGAGGCAGCAGACGGAAAGCACGATGATTTGCTCATGACCAGAGCCATCGGACTCCACATCTGTTTCAACGAAATGGAAATGCCAAAGATGATACAGAATCAGGCAAGAGTAATGAAAAGAAAGGTTTCTGTTTCGGCAGCAACCATCATATAGTTTCAAACAATTAATAATTACGATTATGAAAGTAACAAAGATTTTCAAGCGCATCAAGTGCGAAATCATGTACCGCCAAGCTACGGCTAAGGCAGACTACGCATCAAAGAAGAACCATGGCGAAATCTTCTATGTCCTTCCTACGCAGAAGGGCAACCTGATGATTATGAACCGCTCACTCTTCGAGGCATTCAAGAAGACCAAACTGGTAGACAACGACATGAAGGTCAGAGACCTCTTCAAGGATTGTGTCTACCATACCAACTGCAAGAGCAAGAAAGGAAAGGAAAGCCGCAAGCGCAAGTTCATCCGATGGAAGGGCTTAATCTAAAAAATATTCCGCCTAAATAAACGGATAAAAGATAGGTAGAGAAATTTCTGCCTATCTTTGCACTATTATTAATAATGTGTATCAAATATGATTTATAAAATTGTACAAGGCAACGCTTTCAAACTCCACATCTTGGTCAGAAAGATGGATATGTCTAAGGAGTTCAACCGCTTGGTTGACTTCGATATGACTCAGGCATCCGACATCAAGGTGGAACTGCAATGCTGTTTCGATGATTCCATCATCGTTCACACGTCCATCGGTGGCATAGAGCATAATGTGCTGGTGTGCAATATCCCATCCACCCTAGACATCGGCAACTACAATGTAGCCGTATCATGGAACTACGATGGTTATGCCATGAAGAGTGTGGAGCGAAACATCTTGCAGATTATTGAGACCAATCATAGGGTGAAGGTTCCTTGCGGAATCTTCCAAGGCGAGACGGTTGGAATGTTCGACCTTCGATATTACATGGTCACCAAGAACCAGTCAGACTGCACCTTCGTCTACTCATTGGATGATGTTACCCTCTCCTCTACTCCTGCCACATTGAAGCTGGGCGAGAAGTATGAGGCAACGCTGACTCCAGCAGAAGGTTTCAATCTCGGTTTGGTGAAAGTAGTCATGGACGGAACCGACATCACAAGAGAAGCCTACAAGGATGGCAAGATAGAGATTCCAGCCGTATCAGGCTACGTAAACATCATGGCAAATGGCGATGATAACATCTACTATTACGGAGCCACCGCTGCAAAGGATATGTGCCATTTCAACATGGAAGACCTTACCAAGGTAGTGGGCGACATCGTAGACAAGTCTATCAACATCACCACCACCAAGGAGAAACCATACATCTGGTTTGCCAGCCGTGTGCCAGTAGAGTTCTATCAGTCAGGACTCACCGCATCCCTCTACTCCACCAAGGTAGGCGACATCTACTATTATTGGACAGATGAGTTGAAAGCAGGAGAATATATATATAACGCAAAATTAAAATAATATGGCAAAAGAAACCGTTTATAACAACACGCTCGTAAGTGGAGCAGCCGACGAGACCTTGACATACACTAGATATGTCAAGGATGAGAGTTCGGGTAAATCCACCAAGGAGCTTCTTGACGAGAAGGTCAACAAGACCGACCAACTCGGAACTACGCAGATTGCCGACAAAGCCGTTACTACAGAGAAATTGGAGAATGAATCGGTAACCACCGACAAACTGGATGCAGCATCCGTCACCACCGAAAAGGTAGCAGATGCCAACATCACCACCTCCAAACTTGCCGACTCATCCGTAGAGACCGAAAAAATCAACAATAAGGCAGTAACCACGGATAAGTTGAATGATGGCGCAGTTGACAATTCCAAACTCTCACCTAATGCGGTAACATCGGAAAAGATTAAGGATGAATCTATCATCACCGAAAAGCTGAACGATAGAGCCGTAACTACAGAGAAGGTGGAGGAGAAAGCAATCACCAATGCAAAGTTGGGAGACCAGTCTGTTGATGGTAGAGTAGTCCGTGAGGCATCCTTGGAGTCCAAGCATTTTTCCAACGAGTCTGTAACAACAGAAAAGGTAGCAAGAAAGTCTATCACCAAGGACAAACTTGCCGACAATGCAGTCGATGCTTCTCAGGTAGTAGATGGCAGCATCGACAACGCCAAGTTGTCTCCCGATTCTGTAACTACCGAGAAAATCAAGGATGGTTCCGTCACAAATGAAAAGATAGCAGATAACACGCTTGGCATCGGAAAGTTCGACCCAGAGCTTCGCAAAACCATTCAAGCCGCCACTGGTGGTGCAAGTCAGGCTACTGCCGTTACTTATAATAATGAGAAGTCAAAACTTACCGCAGTCAATATCCAAAGTGCAGTTGATGAGGTAGTTGACAAAACAGCTATCAAGGATGAGGAAGGAACGGTAATAGAAACTCCTTTCCGCTACATTCAGAACGAAGAGTTCATCTTTGCCAAGGTGGACGCAGAAGATAGACTACTCTTCGGTATTCAGTGGGATGGTACTCCTAAGTTTGGTAAGACAAGTGCAGTAGAGGACAGATTGCAGTCACAAGTAACTCTTCTTGCAGAGAAAGTAGCAACCATCATGGGTGATGAAGACGTAACTAACGTTATTGATACCATGAATGAGTTGAAGAAATTCTTTGCTGAGATTGAGAATACGCAGACCCTTACTTCCATCTTGGCTAATTTTGATAAGACAACTATTAAGGATGAGGAAGGCAATGTTCAAGATACACCATTCAGAGTTGTTGAGAATGAAGAGTTTATCATGGAAGTAGTAGATTCTGAGGATAAGGTTCTCTTTGGTATCTACAGAGCAACTGGTAAGCCTTATTATCCTCAGAATGATATGTACCACATATCACAGAGCGAAGAGTTCCTTTGGGTAATTCTTGATGCAGCAAATCATCCTCTTCTTGGTATTCAGCAAGATGGTACTTGTTGGGCTGCAAAGGCTCAGTGGCTTGATGATATTAAGGCTATCAAGAAAACTCTTTCAAGCATTGATGAAACCATCAAAACCTTCCAGCCAAAGGAAGATGGTAAGGGATTGATAAACCTTGATGTTGCTGACAGCTTCTTCTATATTTCTAATTATGAGTATATCATTGCAGTAGTAGATGCAGAAGAAAAAATCCTTGCAGGAATCAAGTATGATGGAGAACCATATTTCCCTAACCATGAAATGTACTCTGTAATAACCAATGAGGAATGGCTCTATGCTATCATTGATGTGGAAGACAAGGTGTTAGGTGGTTTCCGTGCTGATGATGGTCACATGATAGTTGGAGGAATTGACATTAGTACCTTTATTTTCAATGCTGTTGTTGATATAGCAGACATCAAAGAACGTACTGGTCATCTTTCTACAATAGAGAATGACGAATATATTTCTGTTGAGAGAGATACAGCAGGGAAGGTTCTTGGTTATACAGCTCCTGATGGTAGCCATTATATCTATAATGTAAAGTCTGAGACTATCCCAACAGAGTTTTCTCATATTGAAGACCCTGAGGGAAGAACTGAGATTACTACAGATACAGAAGATAAGATTCTTGGCTACCGCAATGATGAAGGAGAACGCTATGAACATAAAATGAAAATTGACGACTTAAAAGTTGAAAATTTAAATTTGGGGAATAATGCACAAAAATATGTGCTTGATTTCATCAATTCACAACCAAAAGAGGTAAATATTAGAAAATGGCATTTACCAAGTTATGGTGCAGTAAACATTAAGCAGGAAACTTTTTTTCTAACTGCTAATGATGGGTATTCAGACAAAACTGGTATTTATCCTATAGTTATTAATGAAGATACACAAGAGAATGCTAAAAAAGGTCTGACTGTCTTACAGTTCTTTGTTAAATCCACATTGAAAGATGAGGGAAACGGAGTTTACTCTAAGTTGGATAATAGTGTCGGGTTAGACTTTTATGTACCATCAAAAGTTACCTATGTAAATGAAGTTCCTTATGTGACAAGTTCTTTGACTAAGAATGAAATTGATGGAACCTATAGTGTTAATGAAACAAGTATAAAGGTTACAAAGATAACAGATTCTCCAACAATAGGTGCATGGTCAGTAGATAAGGAAACAGAACATCAGTGTGTGGTTGAAATTGACTTCGGTCACTATCTGAATGGAACTTATAATATAGGAGTAAAGTATCAAGGTTCCTCAACGCTCTATAACAGAAAGCGTAACTTTAGATTTACTTTCTATAAAGATTCTAGTTTCTCCAAAAAAAATAAGATTAAAATTGGAGAAATGGTGCGTGTTAGTGGTTTTAATCTTAAAGCAAATTATACAGATAATACGCGAATAAAAGAACTCTTGATGAATAGAATTTTTATGTCTATTTGGGAAGACAGAGGCAAACTTCATAGTTATCCATGGGATACAGAAGAAAGTCCTTTCAGTGGTGCTACGGGTATGATAAAGGGATTTCCTATAAGAGTCAATGTTGGAGGTAATTTTTATGGTATTGATATTTTCGGATTGAAAAAGGATGAAAAGAACTATCTTCTAGATGGAGATACTAGTGGTATGATTGTTAGTGGAACACGTGGAAACACAAATGACCCTAATAACTGGACTGCCGCAAAGCCAGAAGATTGGGAAGATGAGATGAATGATGAATTGACAGAATCAAACAAGCAGGCTTTAACAGACTTCTTCTCATTCATCAATTCAGGAAACTTCACTAAGGAAAGTGTACCACAAAGAATGTCTGTAATAGATTGGATTGATTATTTTATAGGGTTGCAGGTATTTTTGATGATGGACAACACTTGTCGTAACATGATTCTTTATGCAAAAGAGGATAAGAAAAAGCTATATCCGTTTTTCTACGATTTAGATTTGTCATGGTTCTTCTATGATAATAACTATAATTTAGATATAATGACTAGTTCTTATGCTGTTGATATGAGTTTGTGGGAGAACTTCAAGTCTTTATATGAAGATGAAATTAGAAACAGATATGCTTATCTACGTGAAAATATTTTGTCAATAGAAACTATTCAGGCTATGTATGAAGATATTGCAAAAGATATTCCACTTGTTGATATTGCATTGGAAAAAGAAAAATGGGGACAAGGTAATGTCAATTCAATGAATACCTATATCTCTGTATTAAAAAAGAGATTGAATTGGTTAGATAAAGAGTATTTTAAAATTTAATATATTATATTATGG